CAGCGTTTGAACTTTCATATGAAAATGCACCGTTACTATTCGATGTTGGCGGAGTTAAAGTAAAGGTCCCGCCATTTGAATAAGGTCGGTCTGTTATAGTGAAACCAGTGATTGTTGGGGCTTGAGCTGCTGTACCAGAACCTGTAATAGTTATCAATCCTTGCATACTTGAATGAAACTGACAAGCATAATATAATATACTTGGCGCATCATTTGGAACTATAAAAGTAATAGTGCCACTCTGTGTTCCATTATTAGTGATGCCTGAACTATATATATAATTACTATTATGTCCACCAGAAACAGTTTGAATCCAGAAAGGATGTCCATTCGCATTTATTACTAGGTTATATGTATTTCCACGAACCAATTGTATAGTACCATTACTTACATTATCTATTAAGTATGCTCCTGAACCGGAATTCGTAATATTTATTGTAGTTGCCATATGTAATATATGTATTCTTATAATAATATACCGATTATAAGAATAAAGTATTCACATGAATAAGCATCACTATATTAGTTTATCCGATTCTTTTTGTGCTGATGTCGGCAGAGACGACATAAATCGAGTTTGCAGTAACGATAATGTACTCTGTATCCACCTTAAAAATCTTTGCAATTGGGCTTGTGTACTCATCTTCACTCTTAACAAGAAGCTTTTCGTTGTTAGAACGGACTCCAATAAGACAGGATTTGTCTAATGAGCTAGTCCAGTAGTCCAAAATAATCGGCTTGTCTTCCAAAATCGCAACTTTGGTTGCATGTTGAAAGCATGCATACGTAGGAATCCTACTGATTTGTTGATTATCACCATTTGATGATGATGCAGCCACTGTGGAGCTCGCTCCTCCTCCATTCTGATTGGATGCCATTGAGTAAAAATAGACGGTATATAGAATACACAATTTTTAAATCTTTATATTCTTTACGAACGAACAAACGAACGAACGAAAGATCGAATATGCTAAATATTCTTATTCATTGTAAAATCGGATCTCCGTAGTATTGATTTTTTTCTTTCTTGAGTTTTTGACCCCTTTTGGTTGGATGGGCGACGCCGTCGCATCTGCACCCGCCCCTAACCCTGTTCCGCCATTTTCATCAGGGGCCACCAGCGCTGGCGCTGTAACAATATCTCCCATTTGAATCGTCGAATGTTCCGTCTCAAGTATCATGCAAATAAATCGATAAATTGTATGAAGGATATCCTCGTTGCACTTACCAACAATCAAGATGCTCCCAGTTCGGAAGATCATAAATGACACTTCATAATACGGCATGCTCATCGATACGGGTTGTTGTCCATTTTGTTCATTTTGCGGTTTGTCTGGAATATAGTAAAACTTGCTTTGTATCCCAGGATACGAGCAAGAATCATAATTGCAATTCATTCGATACTTGTATTTGAGTAATTGGAACAGTTTGTCGCGATCGATATAAAATCCACAGTTGAAGTTCGAGTTGATCAGTGCAGTTTCACACCGATTACGCAAATAGTCCAATCCTTCACCCAAGAATGGCCGCAAAACAGAGACGAGAAGTTGCAACACTTGAATAAGCGTAGTGTCCTCTTGAATCCCAGGTATTTCGAGTTTTCCGGTATTGAATACTTTGACGTGCATCTCTTTATAAAGAATATCGTCTTCAGGTGCACGTTCATAAGGCGGTGCAACCCCACCATTGATACGCAATATGACAACGAAACAATTGAAGAATGCGCGTTTCTTTTTGTGACTTCCACCAATAAGGTCTTTTTTGCAGAGCCCAATACTTACTTTTCGTTGATCTTTGTACGGAATTCTTCCGGTTGGATTATCGATATGTTCAATGATAAACTCATCATAACACCTGGGTTGGCTCTGAAGTTTCTCTTTGATGGAAGCAACAACTGCCGGGTCGGTGGTTTGAAACTTGATCTGTTTTTTGACGACACCTTCCGTCCGATTGTAATAATGTTGAACAGGTATTTTCCAGAAAATGTCGTAAATATTGACTGGTTGATTCAAATATGCGATTTTAGTTTTGGTGGAAATGTAAATCGGCGTAAATTTTTTACGAATATTTCCATTCACCGATGGCATAGATCCACCAGGACTAGAAGAGACGGGGTTAGTACTATTGGGTGTAGACAGGAACGACGCATCGCCAATTGCTCCATTCCCATTCGCAGGACCGCATTCTTCATCAATAAATGAATACGATCTTCTTTGGGTCTTTTTCGATATACATGATTTTTTAGGTTTGCCGCCACCACCACCCACTTTTGAGACCTCATCGATCACGATCACGCTCTGTGAAACAACCGACCCTGGTTGTACATCACTCATCACAGATTCGTCGTCACTTATTGTATCGTCGTCTACAGTGTCACAATTCATTTGTCGGTTTATTCGTGACATGAACTTCATCCATTCTGCATCAATTTCGGGACTATTGTTGCTTTCAACCAACGCCGTTGCAGTGGTTGCTTTATTTGAGTTGGTGCCAGGCATAAGAATACACTTGATTAAGTAAAGAATCATGTGTATCGTTCAGATATAAAGAATATAATTCAATTTAAAACGATATATTATTGTCAATTGCTTTTTTACGTTTGACCTTGATAATTCGTTTTTTCGCATTCGCATTCGCATTCGCAATTGACCGAAAATATAACCGAAATTTCAAAATAAAATAATGAATAATATACTCATTTCGAATATGATGCAAATGAATAATATGCTCAATACTATTCAATAATGAAACAGATACCATTTCATCGCTACGATGCCGTACAATATAATACAAGAATTGTTTGATAATTGTACGTGGGTCGATATAGTACCGTGCTCCAATCTCTCGAAAATATGACATCAATTTCTGAACATCACAATCCGGATCACGAAATAAATCCACCATTCTATCCCATACGTTATTTGTAATAACATGTAATTCTTGAAGATGATCTTGGTTCGTTTGAATATAGTTGATCATACTGCGTATATCAGAGTGAAATTGACGTTGAATCGCGACGAGATTAGAATCTGTCAAACTCAGTTTTTCATTATCGCGAATCTTACGCAGAAACACTAAAATATCCGCTTCTGGTAATTGATTGAAGCGCATGCGGACAAATTCTGTTTGAAGAGATTCATCAATGCGAGATACATAGTTACATATTAAACAAAACCGAACATTATTGTCGGTATAACTCGTCAATAAATAACGTAGCGCGATTTGGGCGTTCGTCGTCATATAATCAACTTCATCCAAAATAACGAACTTTATGCCGTTTCCAAACATGGACTTTGTACTAACAAAACTGTTGATTTGATTACGAATAATATCGATTCCGCGTTCATCAGATGCGTTCAAATGTATCATAAGCCCACGGTTACGCATATTGAGTTTTGACTGATACGCGTTGACAAGGTTAATAATTGTGGTTGTTTTACCTGTACCTGGCGGACCATAGAATAACAGGTTTGGGAAATAATTTGTTTTCAAGATATTGGATAATATTATGCGGTTCATTGGATCAAGAACGATTTCGTCGAAGCATGATGGTCGGTATTTTTCAACCCATGGCATCGAGTCATTCTTTGAATGCGTCTCATGATCAACGACATTACTCGCAACATTCGACGCCATCTCTCAGATCTTAATAACTATACTAGGTTACTACATGAAATATATTTATGTCATTATGTATTCAAATCTTTTGATTCATAAAAGAATTGATTCTCTTTTTGCGTAATATACAATATAAAGTAGTATAACGATTATAAAAACAAGGCTGAAATGTCAACATCTCCTCATGGATATTTAGAACTGATTCTTGGTTCTATGTTTTCCGGAAAAACCTCCTATTTACTGGATGTATATAAGAAGTGTGTGTTTTGTAACATACCAGTAGCAGTGATCAATTATGCGGCAGATGACCGGTATACAACTGAACCAATGCTTTCAACCCATGATAAGCAGATGATCCCATGTATTCTTGCAACATCCATTCACGACGCGATTCAGAATCATTCAGAAATCATCACCCGTGCGGAAACAATCCTCATCAACGAGGGGCAGTTCTTCAGCGACATCGAAGAGCAAGTGAAAATCCTCGTGGAGCAGTCGAATAAGCGTGTTTATATTTGCGGGTTGGACGGCGATTTCGAGAGAAAGCCGATTGGAAATCTTCTTCAGCTGGTTCCGTTCAGTGACCATATTACCAAGTTAAAATCATTGTGCAGTTTATGTCGTGATGGAACCCCGGGTGTTTTCAGCTTCCGAACTTCACGTGAAGTAGACCAGGTCGTTATTGGATCGTCAAATTATATTCCATTGTGCAGGAGCTGTTATCAGACGGAGGCGCGGAAGAAGGCGGGGGATGGGGGGGGTACGGGCATAATACTTAAAACACATGCGTCATAAATCAACATTAGTATACCTTTATGTTCTTTTTTATCAAAACAGCACAGGATAAAGGGTATAAACATAAATGTATATTTATTATATATCTGCTGCGGGTTTTGCAACGTGTATTATTTCTTTAAATGCCGACATTTACGATTCCTGGGGATACGACGTCTATAGTTGCACCGATCCCTTCAAAAAAGACTAACAATCGACGCAAAAAACCCACTCAACCCGAACCCATCCCCGAACCTACACCCGAATCTACCATCGAACCCGAACCCACCCCCGAAGAGGAAGTTACCACTATAGAAGACCAAGACCACAATTATCCTGTATCCGAACCCACATTCCCAAACATTGTGATATTGAAGCAAACTGATCACAACTATATTGTAAAGCATAACAATTATCTAGTAGCATCATCCTCATTGAATATGGATGACGCTCATCTTCAGCCATTGGTTCCAGACGATCTTGTTTCACCGAATCAGATACATAAAGGTCAAATCAATAAAAAGAGAGGTCGTAAACCGAAAGCGGGTCTTATATTAAACTCGAAAGGTGGTATTTATGACACAACAGAAGTACCTAACATTATTTTACATTTAAAGTGTCACTTGTCAGATTTGAAGACAACAGAAATGATATCTAGTTATGAATATACACCTGCGATTAGCGAAGTAGAATCATATACTACACAGTCAAATTATCACCAGCCTAGCGATATAATAACACAAAAATCGAATAACCTTGATGATGACGATAATGATGATGATGATGATGTAATCGAAATGGATGATAATGCACTACCTCATACAGAATATATTGCTACTGAATCAACAAATGGTAACGAGTCTTTTGGAACAAATTCGAATGCAAATACGACTACTACTAATTTAATTGGTAACAACACTCGAGTATGCGACGCGTCGTCGTCGTCATCATCGGGAATATCAAGTGTAAATACAATTGCAATCCAACCAACTAACAAGAAACTAGCGACAGATGCAACAATTCACATAATGAATGACCGAAATCAAAAAGAGATCATGAAGAAAATTCATCGTTTGAAGTATTCTTTCCATAATGGAGAGACTGTTCAAACCAAAATGAATCATCGACCGGCTTGTTTCTGGGATACGTGTGAATTTGATGGACCGATTTATTACATTCCAATTATGATTGTGAATGGCGTTTTTCAAGTCAACGGATGTTACTGCTCGCCTCAATGCGCCGTTGCATCGCTCTTGAAAGAGCCACTCGATACATCAACAAAATTCGAAAGGCTGCATTTGCTTCATTTATTATATGGTGTACCGAATAGCAAAGGATTTAAACCCGCGCCAAACCCACACTATTTACTAGATAAATACTATGGTAATCTCACGATTCAAGAATACCGTACCATACTAAAAGGAACACAAATGATCCATATTGTCAATAAGCCCTTGACACATATTTTACCGGAATTATATGAAGACAATAATGACTTTTTAGTGAATAGCAAGGTTATTCCAGCGAACAGCCTTAAAATGAAGAAGAAATATAAGACGATGGTCGTTCAAAGCGGGGCTGAATAATATACATTCCTGTACGTTATTATACGTTATAAAATAAAATATATCGTATAATTAATATGTCATTGACATTACTGCGCATTATTGTTATCATTTGTCTCAGTACTATCATAACTATAATTCTCATTACCAACTCGACACATCCTATTACTACCAAATTACACACGAATACATTAATGTCAAAACAAAATCAAGAAAATCAAGAAAAGGAAGAAAAAGAAAACATTGTTCTTTATATCAGAAAAACAAAGAACGCAGTTCATCACACGAAATACGGTGCGCAGTTCCAGTGTGTAGAACTGATTCGCCGGTTTTTTTCAATTCATAAAGGGTTGACATTTCCTGATGTTGTGGATGCAAGTGATTTTTTTAAGCGGATTGATGCATTTACAAGTATATCAAAGCCGATCCAACACGTCAAACTAGAAACATGCACATACCCATACAAACACCCAGCATCATATTATTTACGACCTGGTAGCATTATATTCTGGAATTACAAGAAGCCCAACTATCCCTATGGTCACGTTGCGTTGATATGGAAGAATGATCCAGTTACAAATGAAACATTGGTCGTTCAACAAAACTTGAATCCACCTATCAAACGATATAATACAACGCTACTGTTCTCTAAAATGAATTCAGAGAATAGTAAATATGCTGGTGTCAAACTACTTCCAAGAGAGTACCTCTCAGGTATTCGTAATTTAGAATGTATCGTTCATCGGTTATAGTTTCGATGCTGCTTCCACTTTTTTTCTCTCGAGAACCTGATTATGGATCTTTGCCATCTCCTGGCGACGGTAGTACATTTGATCTGATGTATCCATAAATTGTCTAATTTCGGAAAATCGTAATTGATTCGTCGATGACGACGACGACGACGATGACGATGACGATGACGACGCCCCCGTCGCCGGCTGATCACTACTTCCTCCCATATAGTCGCGAATAACACGTTTTAGATCATAATTCGTACGTTCTAATGCACTTACAACTTCATCATGTGTCATTTCCGTCTGACCCATGATTATTTTTACCATTGTATCTACAACCGCGGGAGAAGGAACAGGCGCTCCTGCACATGCAGTAGCAACAGTATCTTTTTCTACAGACATTATCAATAGAATTATACAAACACAGAACTTTATATCCCTTATAGTAGTATTCTAATATATACTGTGAAAATTAGAATTTGAACATATGTTAAAATTAGAATTTGAACCGATGTGAAAATTGAAATAAACATATTACAATATAAAGAATACAGCTCTGAATTAAGCATAATGTCTGGAACTGCAACTGAAACATCGTCGTCATCGTCGTCGTCGTCCAATGTACCACAACGTGGTAGTATGACGATCGACATTCGGCCGATGATTGAAGATGTATCGCAGGTGATGACAAAACATATTACAAGTATATTATCCGGAGTAATTGGGGAATACACGGTATACAAGGAAACACACGATACGATTATGGGACTACCGTGTGTGCGCAGACTACAAGAACGAATTATGGAACTGGAACAAACTGGCGGAGGAGGCGTCACATCAAACGACCACAACGGCCACGACAATCGAACACCAAATCGTGAAGATGAAATCGCGCAACTTCAGTCAGCAATTGTGGATCTTAATCGGTATATTCATGCTTTGGAGTCAAAGGTCGACATGAAATCTGTTGCTTCTACTGGAAATGACGTGAATCGTCAAGAAGAAGAATCGGTCAAGTTGGAGATACACGAAAACGACCAGCAGCAAGAAGCCAATGACGATGACGAACAAGAAGAAGAACAAACTGTGCTTTCATCCACGACTCACAAAAACGTCATTATATCTTCTGATGCACTCGTGGAAGAAGAAGGAGAAGAAGGAGAAGATGATGGAGATGATGCGGAAAACGGTGACGGTGATGTAGAATCTGACGCACCAGAAGAGGCGGTGGAGGAGGAAGAGGAAGAAGAAGAGAAAGCAGATGAAAAGGCAGCCGATCAAGAAGAGGAAACAGCTGCCGAAGAAGAGGAGGAGGAGGTAGAGGCAACAGTTACAGAAGAGGAGGGAGCTGAAGAAGAAGAGGAAGAGGCCGAAGAGGAAGAGGCCGAAGAGGAAGAGGCCGAAGAGGAAGAGGCCGAAGAAGAGGAAGAGGCCAAAGCGGAAGAGGAGGAGGAAGCAGCAGCACCCGCCGAAGAAGAGGCTGAAATTGAAGTTTCAGAAGTGAAAATCAAAGGAAAGACGTATTTCACGACCGATCCTCAAAATGGAATCATCTATGCCTGTGTTGATGACGACGTGGGCGACGAAGTTGGGGTTTTCAAGAACGGTGTTGCGGTATTCAACAAGGGAAAGAAATAAACAAACCTTGTTCGAAATATAATATATTCTGGGCTTAATATATAATATTTTTATTCATTCCATTCCATTTCATTCCATTCCATTCCATTCCATTTGATTTAATGATTGAAAAAATATGTTCACCAGCACTTCTTTATTTAGCTTTTTCGATGGTTCAAATCACAATTGATTTGTTTCAAGGTCAGTATGAAACATCTCTTCTAAAATTTATTATCATGTTTATTTTTACAGCAGTATTGAACATATTATGTATGAATGGATACACTAAGTTTGTCTGGTTTATCGTAATTATTCCTATCATTTTACTTACATACATAAGTAGCGTATTATTCTATATATTCGGTATTCGTCCAGGTAAAACAAGTGTAAATGTTCAGAAAACCCAAGAACAGGCAGGAGCTCAGGGCCAGCAATCTCTACTACCCGCTCCTATATCATCACGTGATCCTGCAGCAGCTCTGGCGGTTCCTGCAGCTGCGCCAACACCCCAAAAATAAGAACATAAAAAGATTTTGCTTTATATATACATAGAAACACCTCTACGAGTGATACGATGTTTTGTTTCCAAGATCAAAAAAATAACCGATATATGTGTTCGGCGGAAATAAAAAGAATGGACCCATCATTTATAAAAGTTACTCCAAACTTTATAAACACACATATTCCACCGCCGACATACACTGATAAGGGATACCACCCTGACATAACCAACACACAACTCTCATTCGCTTTTTTTTCTACGTATATACTTTTTCCTTTGTTATATATTATACTTTCCACTGGAAACATCAGGCCAATTCAGATGTTATGGCAATTCATTCAATCCGGTATTTTCAATACAGTTCATGCGATCAAAGAGTTTTTGACTAATGTCGTATACACAACATTACGCGTCTTTGGACACTATACATTTAGCACATATACTGTCGTGAAAAATGGACGCGAGATTTATTCGGCGTCGTCGATGTGTTTTTTTATGAAAAGTGACATCAAATCTGTATATCGGATCGATCGTGCGAAGTACAATGTTTGTAAGTGGATTGACCGACAATGTAAACAGTATCGTCTTGATAATGACGGAGAAGATCCCGAACTCACAGAGACCCATAATGACATTTATGACTTTATCATCCACAAAGTAGATAATGAGGCGTACGCCCGTATTCACCGTGGCGATTTTTCAGGACGAACTCACACATTGATTACTCATCATTATAGGCCATTTGTTAAACGATCTCAAATTGCAGATAAGGCCGAACTAACAATTTGTCTTCCTATTACTGCATCGAATACTGAATCTGATTCAGATCATGAACCCAAGCCCAAGCCAGAAACTTTTTCAATCACATTGAAAAATCCGTACAATTTCTTTCTTGAGAAGAACGAGATTCTTGACAAAAAGTTTTTACAGTGGAAATTGTACAATGAGTGTGGTCGTAAAGATGTAGCCGATTATATCGGAATGCCGCTTTCCAATTACAAGCTCACTCTATTTTATAATGACAATATGAAGAACTATTTGTCTGTTGCAAATCCGAAAGTACTTGCTGCTTTGAAAGAAAAAGCACCAGAGACCACAGCAGAGACCACGGCAGAAACAAATACCGATACTGACATCCGTTCTCTGTTTTATTCATTGACGGATAGTAATTCTGTTATTATTGGAAATCATTATGTTATTAAGGTTGATTCCGTATTGAGATGTCCTGTATTTGAATCCAATGAATCTCAAGTGTACGATATTGATAATGTATTGACCAGTTTTTACGATTGTTCAGAAAGCGAGACTGATTCGGAAAGTGACAGCGAAGTAGAGATCGATGACGACGATAACGATAACGAGAGCGACAGCGGTGAGAGCGGTGACGTCACCCAAGAGAATAACCGTGCTGAGGTCGATGACCCCGAATTCGAAATGATTGAAGATCCGGTACAATGAGATAAAGAGTATAAAAAAAATTGATTGTATAATATACGGTGTGTATTATCCCATCCACATCATTTTTACGGAAATTCGTTCTTTGCAGTCTACTTGATTCAACGATAATGACCACTACTACTAACGCATCATCTAACCCTAGTTCTATAACAGGAGCCGGAGGAGATGATCAGTTTCATAAATTGTCGCATCGTTGGACTCTATGGGCGCATCTTCCCCATGATACAAATTGGGCAGCATCAAGTTATAAAAAGATCTACGAATTTGATACCGCTGAACAAGCAATCGCAATTTTTGAGGTTCTTCCACCCAAACTGGTTATGAACTGTATGTTGTTTCTCATGCGGTCGGGTATTGTTCCGATGTGGGAAGATTCACAAAACCGGAATGGTGGCTGCTTCTCGTACAAGGTTGCAAATAAGGAAGTGAACACTGCGTGGAAACAATTGTCATATGTAACTGTAGGCGAGACGATTTCTACCAATATGAATGTGATTCCTATCGTGAATGGTATCACCATTTCACCCAAGAAGAATTTCTGTATTATCAAAATCTGGATGGCGAATTGTAATTTTCAGAACGCCGGAATTATCCGCGAATTGGAAGGAATTACAGCACACGGGTGTTTGTTCAAGAAGCATACACCGGAATATTAATTTTATGCTAGCAGTGCGAGCAAGCATCGGTAATAATATGAACCCAACCGATAGGTTCTTATTATTTTATTTTTATTCATTGATTCACCCATCCTCGATCACGAATATAAGACGGATCCCGACAATCCATAATATTTTTACCATTACAGTCTGCGATATAGCATGTGCTTATTCTACATGGGTCACGAATACATTCTTGGAATAAATATACCACTTCTGGCCGAAGTTCCGGTAAATTAATACAAATATCAACGATGAAACTTTCATTATTATAGTCGGTTGCAGTCTCTGTATCATCTACAATATTCACAATGAGGCAATGATTCTCGATCTTCATTTTGAATTTATCTTGATTTGCAAGTACCCATTTATTGCGTGTATTCGGACTAATCGAAAGTGTATACTCAACATCTGATGGGAAATAGTGAAGCGGAACAATATCTTCATCGATGGATGTAATGTAAATCGGGATACGAATCTTCCGCAAGTAGTAGTATGTAAACGGTTGAAGCGCTTCAGGTATGGTGGAATGATTGGCAATCGCTTCAGCGCGGACATTATACAATATCAAATTATACATATCCGTTGTCGGTCCGTTATCTATATTTGTATATGGCTTATTCACAAGAAATGACACTATAAATCCTAGCAAAAGTGGACTTTTTCGATGAGACTGGTATATGAATGCCTGAAAAATGCTGGGGCTGCTTAGACTCAAACACGAATAAAAGTAGCTAGGAGCCATACTCGCCGTATCATCCGTAATACTCTTCGAGATCGGGACAAATGGAACCAAATCAATATCCGCATACACTCCTCCATGTATATACAATTTACACAATCGCCAAAGATCGGCCTTGTACATCCCGCGAGGGATATAAATAAATAGCTCAGCAATGTTACGATTAAACTCAGACTCAAGAAACTTAATACAGTCGACATCCATACTGAAATCAATGGCGTATTCTAGATTTAGATCTTGCCACCGTTTCAAAACAATTGGTGGAAGTCGTGAATGGTATGTCGTGTATATGGTTTTATTCATCGTAGTTAAACATAATAACAATAGCGTTTTATTATGTTTATGATCCCCCACTTCATCACTTCGCGACTTCGCCACTTCGCCACTTCGCCACTTCGTCACTTCGTCGCAGCGATGGTGGCGGTTTACGAACTCGGCAACGGCGACAAGCACAATTTGATCGTACCGAGTGATGCGACGTAATACTTCACAACCAGCGGCATATCATTATCCAAATACATCTCGATTTGATTACACAGGTTCGTACACTTAATGAAATATCCCAGATTCTTCAACGAAAACTCACCCTGGATAATCTTCCCAGCATCCTTCTTATGAAGAAACTCCATACTTCCATCCGACTCCACACGCCGCACCTCTGCCGTCGCGAATTGCCCCGAACACCTGAAAATCAACTCATTCCCCACCGATTTAATCTCGAGCTTCTCAGAAATACAGGAAAGGTCGCGAATAATCTTCTGGAAATCGCAAGATGGGAGATTAATCACACTAGAAAATGCAACTTGTGGTTCCACGAGATCCTCCGGGTCAGGCTCGATCAGGCGCAGTTTTTGCGTCTTGCATTGCTTGATATCGCCATTCTCAAATTTAAGGCCGAGGTACGAAACCACGCCATCATTATAGTCTTTCTTTTCAATGTAAATGGTGAGCGTATCATCATTGTCAATCGAGTTGATCAGCTTGAATAAATGAAACATATTCACACCAATAATGATTTTATCAAGTGCACATTCGTAGAGCTCGAAATTCACGGCTTCCAGGAACATATGCGCCAACATCGTATGCGATTTATCCATATTGATAATTCGAATTCCGTCCTTCTGAAACGTAATATTGGTCTCAATCAGGATTTCCTTTAGCGCACACATCATCGTTCGAACTGGTGCGATTTGCACCGTTTTAATCACAAGGACATTGTCTGAGGATGCGCCGCCTCCTCCATATGAATCGGATATCGTGTTAATGGCGGATGCGGGCGCAGCAGCGGCTCCTCCTCCTCCGGAGGTATGTGCGTTTAAATTCGAAAAACTCATATCTTTATACATAACATTTTACAAATCTTTATATCTATTTATTGTGGTAATAAAGAACGAAATCAATATCGGCGTATAATATAGTAAATACGGCGGAATACGCGCGTTTTTAATGAAAGAAACCAAGCATAAACGACACACAAAACAGGGACGAACGCGAACGCGTACGCGAAAAACACATTCAAAAGGCACCAAAACGGACGACGATGGATGGCTCCGGATAACGATTCGAGGCGCTCCATATGAACGCGGCGTTTCCCATGGAAAACAAGTGATCGCCGCCGATCCCGAGAGATTTACATATATGTTCACAGTGTACGATTTTCTATTTAAACAAGGATACGGGCGTAATATCGAGTTCTTCTACGGACTCTGCGAGGATTTCTACCGCCCTATTATCAAAAAACGATTCCCGAAGATATTTAAGGAAATGGAAGGGATCGCGGCGGGGGCAGGAATCAAGGTATGCCAAGTGATTCTTATCAATGTCTACATGTCACTCGCCTATTTCTACGCGCACTTACTCCGGTATATTGACACACCCAAGTTCCGCGGGAAATACGCGGATGTCATTCGCGATGAACTCGCAATCGCCGCCAATCCTGCTGCACTCGCCGCACGCGCGGCGCGATTGGATGAGTTCAAAGACAGGTGCTCACTCGTCATGGCTGTTGGGGAGGACTGGACCAAAGATGGCGGAATTGTATGCGGGCATTCATCTTTTACCGACTTTTTAGACGCCCAGTTCTCGAATATAATACTGCGCATCGAACCGGAGGAGGGGGATGGATACGCAATGGTGATGCAAAGTATGCCAGGCGGTGTATGTAGCATGACCGATTTCTTCGTCACTGGCGCAGGAATTATTGGCAGCGAGACGACGATACGCGGATTTAACGCTTTCCGACTACGCGATCCGATCTGTTGCCGAATCCGCGAATGTATGCAATACGGGAAAACTTTAGAAGAATATGCCGAGAGATTGCAAAAACGGAACTCGGGGGATTACGCGTGTTCATGGATGTTTGGGGACATCCGCGGCAAGCCTCGCATCATGCGTGTAGAGCTTGGTTTGAACTACGTGAATGTAGAAACCACGCGAAACGGAGTATTCATCGGGTTCAATTCAACATATGATGAGAGAATACGCAATATAGAATGCACGGATGCGTTGTCGTCAAAGGCTGCGACTGGTGCAACGGGTGCTGGTGCGATCGATGCGGGTGGTAGCGGATGGCGCGATGTTTCATCAAGTATAGGCAACCGTCGTGTTCAATTAGAGAAACTCACCGAGAAGTACCGCGGTCGGATCGATACAGACGTCGTGAAACGAATCCTCGCGGATCATTATGATAATCATTTAGGAAAATCCTCGCCGAATACCCGGACAGTTTGTAAACATGGATACGCTGACGGGGGGGAAGGCGGAGCGACGATTCCACATAAGCCAGTAGGTGCCTATGACACAAAAATCGCGGATAGCGCGTTGGCGAAGAAGATGTCGTTTTTGGCGCATTGGGGGCCGCCGTGCGGGACGCCGTTTTCGGTCAAGGAGCATATGAAGAAACACCCGCAGTGGAAGGATTGGGCGGAGTATTTAGTGGATTTCCCGCGGAGGGGGTGGGTTAATGTTTAGGGGGGCAATTGTTGTTGATTATCGATATTGAACTAATTTAATATCAATAATATGTATAAGAGAAGAATCTTTAATAAAATAAGATAAGAATGTCACAAGAAAAAGGCGCAGCCGCAGTCCCAGGCGCACCCGCAGTCCCAGGCGCAGCCGCAGTCCCAGGCGCACCCGCAGTCCCAGGCGCACCCGCAGGCGCACCCGGAAACGGAAACGGAGACGAAACCGGAGGCGCAGGCGCAGGCGAAGGCGCAGTCGTAAACGCAGACGAAGGCGAAGCCGCAGCCAAAAAATATATACCAGCAAATAAAGATGAACATTTTAAAGAGGGTAAGCCTGTAGATGGTATTAAATTCTATAAAAAAAATGAATCAGGTGATGGTGTAGCTACCCCCCTTGTCGAAGTAACTGAACCTGTCATAGCTGATGTGGATAAATATATGGTAGAAGCACCCGAAACAGGCAACGCTGAAGGTGGTGGTGATGATGATTCTAACGTAAATGACCAAGAACAACAACAACAACAACAACAACAAGAATATGCGAACTCTGTCATAAATACTGTTATGACTGCATCCGGTACTAACACTACCCTCGCCGCTTTGGCACAAGCTGTGGAAGAGGCTAAGAAAAATGGCGGCAAAGAGAATAAAGACGGAGGTCGCCGTCGCACCAAGCGCAAGGGCCGCAAGGGTAGCCGCAAGTCGCGCAAGGGTGCCAAGAAGTCCAAGAAGAGCGGACAGTCGAGCCAGTCACAGAACGGCGGTCGATCTCGCAAGAATCGTCGCAAGCATTCACACCGTCGCAAGCATTAAACGCGAACGCGTATTTCATTATTTTTAGCAAGATTTCGCAAAAAATAATGGCAAAATTGGGAGGTTAGTGGCGGTGGCGGTGGCGTTTGGTGGAGAGGCGACGACGTTTGGTGGAGGGGCGACGATGGCGGGTGGAGGAGCGTTTACTAATTTTACGGTATTTTTTTAGTGATTTTCTGCCGCCGTATGGTTTTCCAGTCCGAAACCCCTGGGCTGAATTTATTCGTCTGATTACCGGTTGTTCATTACAAACATCAAACACATAAAAAGTACCTGATTTGTGATTCGGGGGATGAAGCCATTTTTCATGATGAAGTTTAGGACCATCCATTGCTCCCGCATGTCGTTTACAACCATCAGGTTTAAACAAAAACGAACACCATCCAAAACTTTTTGCAATGTCTATTTTATCTTCATCTGATAAAATGATTCTTTGACTATCTTTTACATTATCTAATACATGGGCTGTCACCACATCTCTTACCTTAATTTCACTACTTCGTTCTGGAGATTGTGATTGTGTAAAACCAGTAACATCCTCCGGTATAATTCCTTTAATTATGTCGTCACATAAACTTCCGATTGTTGATGATAAAGATAAACTATTCGGGGTAACAGTTCCTCCAAATCGCGTCCTCTGTCTATAAATATTTAGTATTCCAATTTTTATATCTTCAACTTGTTGACTCGATTCAGATGTAATAATTTGAAGATCATGTAAAGCAAATGCAATATTTATTACCGAATCATTATCAGAAATTCTTGATGTTCTTCCAATTAAGTTTATTATACATAAGAAGCTAACATTAAAATCTTTTACAAGATCTTCATGAACTGCATCAACATAATTTTCATTTCGAATTGTTGCAATAAACCTTTGTGTTAATTGATCTATTTTAATACATACAAATAACAAAAATTCTAAAAATAATACAGATGGTATTTGTTGTTTTATAGAACAATAATGTAATCTTTTTACTTCATTATCATGACCTCGTCTTCTATCATATTCACTTGAATTCATATTATCTGTATACCATTTACTATCCACGCGAAATATTTCCATTAACCTTAAATTTAAATTTCTTGTTACACCAGTACTATCTCTCAAAACAGACGAAAAAAAATTTGGACTAGTTTTCATCAATTCAAACAAACATACAAACAATGCTTGTTTGTGTGTAGGACTTTTATCCGTGTTATAATTATTTAATGCAGTTGTAAGTTCATTTATCTTTAGTTTTTCCAATGGTCCGCCTTCTATATTAGTTCCGTCAAACCCTCCAGGGTATCCTCTATCTGGATTACCGCCAATATATCTATCTATTTTATCTGATAATTGTAATGACTGGTTCGGTCTTTCCTCCGCCATACCAAACGTCACACCAAACAATAATAAAACTATATATATTCATAGTATTAAATGTCATCCATTAACCCCACTCCCACTCCCCCCACCCTCCCCGAGACCATCACCATTCTCTCGGAGATATGGAATGCAAACGCGGCCATCCCCGGCAATGAGCATATTCTCGAACGGATCCACGCCTACGTGAAAACCCAGCTCCCGCAATCAATCAAGAATTATCAGACCGCGCATAGTGAACGCGAAACCCGGAAGAAATCACTCGCGCTTGTCGCCGATGAAATCACCGAATCGTTCCTAAATCGGACCAAATACTTCTACTGTCCTGCATCCGAATTGTATTTCACGTACAATAACCAGGTCCGATACTCATTGATCAACGAGGACGAGATTCATCACCGAATACTCTTGGATTTTACCGCTTCTTCGTCGATGGCTGGTTCGTCCACATCATCTTCCGCAACCGCGTCTGCTGCGAAGTACCGAATCAAGAACCGCATTATCAAAAGCATCCAATCCCGCGATATTTTCTCGTCGATTCCCGAATCCCGCACCATCCAGAACGTGATTGGGCAACTCTACCCCGCTCTCTTCCGCACTCGTGATCATGCCAAGTATTTCCTCACCATTCTCGGCGATGTTCTTCTCAAAAAATCCGCGCCCCTCATTTACTTCATCCCGCCCGTTGCCAAGGAGTTCATTAAAGATCTAGGTGGAGAGTGTTATTCACTATTCGGATCAGGATCAAATGCGTTCACAACAGCATTCAAGTTCAAATATTATGAACACCAGTATAAGGATTGCCGGGTCGTGGATATTCATGCACCATCGAGTGTACTCATGGCACAGGTTGCGTCCGGTTCCGTGTCCGTATTCTCTCGAAACGCCGGGTTCCGGCTCTCGCACATGCCCGATCTAAAATCCGCCGTCATCGATCTTTTCTGTGTCGCCGCGCATTATTCGCACAGGTTCAGTAGTGCAGACGATTTCTTGCGTCTTCATTGTAAAACCCCGGAGGTACCTACGCACGCATGGTTCTTGCGCGAACGCACCGACCAGCAAATCATCACCGAGTTTGTGAATTATGCGACCGAGCCTGCATCCACAAATCACGATATTTCAATGACAAATATGCTCTATCTCTGGAAGATGTATCTCTCGGAGTTTCGTTTACCAAGCATGTTTTTTGCCGCTACCCTGCGGGCGAAGTTGGCAGAATACGCGGGAGCAACGGATCTCGTATTCCCCAATCGCACGAGCCGTTATCTCCCCGTCGTCAGTCAGTTTCGCCAGTTTTGGGGTGAGCACTGTGTCGTAAACGATACAGAAATAGAGTTGGAAATTGACGAACTTTCAACGCTATTCAAGGATTATACCGGCGGGACGGGGTCCGCTTCCGACGCCACACTCTTCGGTATTCTGCGTCATTTTTACCCGGATATTGTGATCGAGGATGATAAATATATCCTGAATGTGGGGTGTCGTCTTTGGAATAAGAATGCCGAAATCAATGAATATTTACTCCAATTTAAAGAACAGTGTCTCGCGAATAATCACTCGTTTCCGCAACCGTTGTACAATGCATACGAGTATTATTGTGGGCGATGCTACTCTGCAGCAAAGAGGCGTATTATCAGCAAGCGGTATTTTGAGAAGTATTTCATGGAGGAATACGCAGAATACCTCGATGAAAACGGGATGATTACGATCAAGTGGTGGGCGTTCGATGATGGGAGTGTATCAAGCCCGTCTGATCAGGTATCAGATTACGTCGACAACGACGACGCAGACGACATACATACATTATCATAAAAGTTATAAAGAATCGACCGTGTTTTTTTTGTTCCTTCTGGATGAAACATAAAACCGAAGACGCGGTCTTTTTTAAATTCAAAAGCACATGCTCTTCGTTTACCGTCTCGAAATTTCGTGAACCATGCAATCTCTCGAACACCCGCTTTCGCCGCCTCAGGCGTAATTATAGGAAGGTCGTGAAAATGTACTTGAATATGTTGTCGTTGTTCCTCTCCTTTAAATATATGCTCTCTCGAGAGATCCAATTCAACCTCTTTACTACCAGGCCAGTAACTCTTGTGTATAATAAGTTCCCCACCATAATACATCATTAAAAATTGGCATCCATGACACATTCCTAAAATCGGCAACTTAGGAAAATGAAATACATAATACAATTCCAATTCGTAGTCGTATTGTTTATTTGCGGTAAAATTCCATGGCCGTTTACCAGGAAAAATCAAACCAACTACATCTTTACGATGAATAATATCACGATTGCATGTTGAAACAGTTTTATATGGAATGTTACGATCATCTAATGTATTAAATATTTTATTTAGATAGTTAATCGCATTTGGTTTTTGTATAGTAATAATCAGAATCATTAAATAAAATTATGTTACCAGTTATAATATACAAATACAATATTTATTCCAACTGCGTCGATTACCGTCGCCCATCTCCTTCTATCCGCGAAATCCGCCCACCATCAAGATATATTTTCTTAGGAAATGTGGCCGCAATCCCCGAGTCGTGTGTAACAATAATGAGCGTAGTCTTCTTCGACATCTCGTTAATCATTTGAAGAACATAATTCTTATGAAATACGTCAACTGCAGCAGTTGGTTCATCCATAATTGTAATCGGTTTATTGCTAAGATAGCTCCTTAATAAGTATACAATCTGTCTCTGTCCGCCACTTAATTTTTCGCCGCGAGACCCGGCCATTGTATCGAGTCCTTGTGGTAGTTTTTTGAAAACCTCCATTATTTTCAAACGTTCAAGTGTTTCGATCGCTTCTTCCTTTGGTATATTTGTACCGTAGCATATATTATCAAGAATAGACCGGTTGAACAACACGACTTTTTGTGATACAACGGATATTTTACTTCTTAAATGCGCGCGGCTGATGTTCTGTATATCGACGCCATCAAACAAAATTTGCCCCTCGGTCGGTTTGAAGAACCCGCACATAAGCTTTATGATGGTGGATTTTCCACTACCGTTTGTACCAATGATTGCAACCCGATCACGAGGCTTTATTTTGAATGACACGTTATCCAATATTTTCGTTGATGATGACAGTTTATTATCCGGGGCACCGGTACCGGCATCTGCGTTGATCTCATCCGTATTCTTCGGATATCCAAACGATACATTTCGGAACTCGATATTTCCGGTAATAGGAGTATCCGTACTACGAGCGTTTATCTCGCCAGGACTGGCATTTTTCACTACTAATTTTTTTACATTTGCTTCATTTTCACACAACTTACCATATTCCGTAATAACCATCATACTTTGCTGTGATGTTGTTTTGACATACTTAACAAAGAATAGAATGATAATGATTAGTTTTATGGTATCAGAACTACTGATTTGTTTTTTCTTATATAACGTTAGTAGAGCATATACGAAAATCACAAGTAATACGGAGCCAAACACGGATAATAAGAATCCACCCTTTGAATTATGCCAGAGATGCTCTCCATGACTCACATCATACACATTATGTTTTGAGTTCAAATAATCCTTTTCATCATCGATTTTCTTAGTAGTTATAATACTTAATGAATTGCTTAATACATCATCGATGTACAAAAGTAGTTCGTTTTCTTCATGTTCACGTTCTGAAGATGTAGCTTTGGTTTTAACCAACATGAAATAATAAAAAACGAAAAATACGGTAAATATGGCGAGTGTCAACAAGCCAATCCCCAAATTCACATAGCATATATATCCTATAATCAGAATCGTAGTTAGAATAAATGTTAAAATCCAATATACGAAAATACTGGTAAAGGTTGTAGCTGTATTTGGTATCTTCAATGCTTTTATGATGTGATTGGATATATCTTCCTTGTCGTAATTCTCCTCATTATGCTTGAAAATAACATCAATGAGTTTGAATCGAATAAATTTTTCTAATTTTGGATAATAAATCTTATCAAAATAATTGCCTAACATGTATGCAACATCAATAAAAATATAAACGGCAGTCATTTTCCATAGGGTCGTAATTGATTCATTATACGCAAGATCATTAATTGCGGTAGTAAACTTTGTAAATAGATCAGACAATACAATCATCTCAATTGGATTACATATTAGCGTAACCAATATGGTAACGATAAGCCATATTTTATTATCTTTTACAAATTCTAATATATAACCAATTATGATGTTATCTTCCATACTACTAATATACCGAGATATAATAGTAGTACTATTAACTTATTTCAATTAACGCCTCTTGGGAGTGTTAACGAGACGCGCACGCTTTCCAGTCTTGGCGTTAATCTTGATAGCGCCGAACTTGCCCTTACGAGCAGTGTACCCATACTTGCGCAGACGGTTCTCCTTCTTCGCGGTAGCGTGCTTCTTCGCAGACACAATACGGCCATGCTTGTTAAACACGAGTGCCGACTTAGTAAGACCACCAGGGGTCTTGTAGGCGGTTCCGTGCCAAACCTGGGCGCGAGAACCCTCTAACATTTCATATCCCTTACCTTGAACGTGGTATTTGCCATCATGGCCGCGATCCAGTCGTTTCACCATTTTACTAAATTTGCTGTTATAATAAATCATTAGAAAAAAATGACAAGTGAAGTAATTAAAAGGAATTCGTGATCGGTGCACCAAAACCGCCGGGAGCCCCCACCCATCGTCCAAACCGATTGAGGGTATTAACCGCATATACTTTTTTGACGTTTTTGGTTTCAGTGGCTACGCGGACGTTTTGCGCATAAAGCATTTTTTTAGTTATACTTGTGTTATTTGTGGATGTTACCATTCCCGCGTTAAGGGTTCCAAGAGAAGGGCATTTATAATATGGTGTTCTGGCATCATTTACAACAGTAGGGTTACCGGATGCGTCATATTGAACGAGCGCATCTCCAACTCGTACGATGTCACTACAAGTGAGACCCATACCATAAGTGGTACGGTATCTAGGTGCAAGCGGCATAATGTTACATACTCACTGTAAAATAAAATTGAAAGTAAGTTAAACCTTTCATTGTAATATACTGTACCCCCCCCTTGTCGGATCATTTGTTTCAAAATGCCACCTAAAGTTACTTCTAAATCTAATGGAGCTTCCGCCGCTCCCGGTTCCGAAGACCTCCAGAAATATCAAAAGATGACAGATCTCGAACACATTCTCAAGAAACCAGATACGTATATTGGAACGAACGAACCGACTGACACAGTGGAATATGTAATGGATAGTGCAGTTACTGCGCCCGAAAGTGGTGACGCCGCCGCTGCTGCCCCAACGACCCCAGCTCCTGCGCTTACCCGCCGCAACATCACCTACATTCCCGGCCTCTACAAGCTGTTCGACGAAGGAATGGTGAACATGCGTGATCACGTCGTTCGTCAAGCGCAAGCTGTAGCGGATGGCAAACCCGACGCACTCCCAGTCACTACACTCGAAGTAGAGATCGACCCAGCTGATGGAACGATCCATATGACAAACGACGGCAATGGTATTGATGTCGCCCAGCATCCCGAACACAAACTTTGGATTCCTGAAATGATTTTCGGTCATCTTCGTACTTCCACGAACTACGACGAGAACAAGAAGGAGAAAATCGTTGGTGGGAAGAACGGGTTTGGATTCAAGCTCGTCCTCATTTGGTCAGTTTGGGGACGCGTCGAGACAGTTGATCACGTTCGCGGTCTGAAATATATCCAAGAGTTCAAGAACAACCTATCTGAAATCGTACCCCCTGTCATCGCGAAATCCAAAGTCAAGCCCTATACCCGTGTTTCATTCCGACCGGATTACGCGCGGTTCGGACTCGCCAGCAACAATCTCACGCCTGACATGATCGCCCTCTTCCTAAAGCGCACCTATGATATCGCAGCAATTACAGATAAGACTGTGAAAGTCAAATACAATGGCAACTTAATCCCAGTGCGTCATTTCCAGCAGTACGTCGATCTCTACATTGGCGCGAAGGGTGGCGAAAGCAGTGTCAAGCGCATCTACGAGAATCCCGATCCGCGCTGGGAGTACGTTGTTTGCCTAACTACCACGGATGAATTCGCACACGTGAGCTTCGTCAACGGGATCTACACTCCGAGGGGCGGGAAGCACGTCGAGTACATCACCAACCAAATCGTACGCAAGTTGGCCGAACTCATCAAGAAGAAGAAGAAAGTCGACGTAAAACCCAATACCATCAAGGAGCAACTCATGCTGTTCCTACGCTGTGATATTGAGAACCCGTCGTTCTCCAGTCAAACCAAAGATGAACTCGGCACTGCTGTCGCAAACTTCGGCTCTTCTTGCAAAGTCAGTGACGAGTTCATCGAGAAACTCGCGAAGCTTGGTGTCATGGACGCAGCATGCGCACTGACGGAAGTCAAAGAGACAAAAGCCGCGAAGAAGACGGACGGAGCGAAAACCAAGACAATCCGTGGAATCCCTAAACTCGTTGATGCGAACTATGCAGGGTCCGCCGACAAATCCGCACAGTGTACGATTATTCTGTGTGAAGGTGATTCGGCGAAGGCTGGTATTATCAGTGGTCTAAGCAAAGAAGACAGGAACTTTATTGGGGTGTACCCGATGAAAGGTAAGTTGTTCAATGTTCACGGCGAGACAACCAAGCGCATTTCGGAGAATCGCGAGATTGCGGAAATAAAACAGATACTCGGGCTTGAAACTGGGAAAACGTACACTGCGGCAGATATTGCGACGAAGCTGCGTTATGGCAAGGTGCTTTTCATGACGGATCAAGATTTGGATGGCGCACATATTCAGGGTCTCGGGATCAACCTCTTCCAGATAGAGTGGCCGTCACTTACGAAGATCCCTGGGTTCATCGGATTTATGAATACACCGATTCTAAAAGCCCGCCGTGGCGCCCAGGAGCTTCTCTTCTACAATGACGGTGAGTTCGAACACTGGAAGAAGCAGTTTCCCGATGCAGTCGTCCCTGCAGCTTGGAACACGAAATATTATAAAGGTTTGGGTACCAGTACCGGAAAAGAGTTCAAGGAGTACTTCGAGCATAAGAAGATGGTGTCCTTCGTGCATACCGGCAAAGAAAGCGATGACCACCTGGATATGGCTTTCAATAAGAAGCGCGCAGATGATCGTAAGGAGTGGTTGTCGAATTATTCGCGCGAGGCGTACCTCGATACATCGAAACCGGAGATCCCGTATGAGGAGTTCGTTGACCGTGGTCTTATCCACTTCTCTATCTACGACAATGAGCGTTCGATCCCGAACCTGATGGATGGATTGAAGATCTCGCTGCGTAAAATCCTCTACGCTGCATTCAAGAAGGGCGGCCTGAAAACGGAAATCAAAGTTGCGCAATTCAGCGGTTATGTATCCGAACACTCGGGGTACCACCATGGCGAGGCCAGTCTCAATGCGGCGATTGTGGGGATGGCGCAGAACTTCGTCGGAAGCAACAATATCAATCTATTCGAACCCAACGGTCAGTTTGGCACCAGACTTAAAGGCGGTGAGGATTCTGCAAGCGAAAGGTATATCTTCACGCAACTCAGTCGGCTCACGCGGCTCATCTTTCGCCAAGAAGACGACGCTGTGTTGTCATACATCAACGATGATGGTGAGCTTGTCGAGCCCATGTACTATGCGCCAGCGATTCCGATGATTCTAGTCAATGGAAGCAAAGGGATCGGCACGGGATTCAGTACGGATGTTATCCCACATAATCCGCTTCAGATCATCTCATACATTCGCGCGATGCTCATGGAGGCGAGTGTTGGCGACCGTCCTACCATCGAGCCCTACTTCAAAGGATTCAAAGGGACCATCAAGAATATATCATCATCTGAATCACTGCCGAAATACCTCATCAAAGGCACGTACGAAATCGTTGCAGATCGTAAGGTCCGCATCACCGAGCTCCCGGTTGGAACTTGGACAGATGATTATAAGGAGTTTCTGGAGAAGCTGATGGAAGTGCCAGCGGCGTCAGACAAGGACAAGGACAAGGGTAAGGGCGACAAGACAGCGTCAAGCACCCCCGTACTCAAAGAGTATAGCGATATGTCTACTGATTCCGTCGTGGATATCACAGTGACGTTTCATCCTTCTTACCCGCATACACCGAAAGACCTGCAGGCCGCGATCGTAGACGCTGATGCAGGAACAAACAAACTCGAGAAGCTTCTCGGGTTATTCACTACACAAAGTACAACGAATATGAACCTCTTCGACGCACGCGAGAAGTTACGGAAATACGCGACCATCTACGATATCATCGAGGATTATTATGTAGAGCGTCTGGCTCTGTATGCCAAACGCAAAACAGCGATGCTTGCACAACTTGCGAATGAACTGCGTGTCCTGAGCAACCGCGCCAAGTATATTCAGGAGATCCTTGATGACAAATTGGAGCTTCGCAGGCAGACCAAAGAGACGATCTTTGCAAAGATGACGGATCATGGGTACGAGCACATTGACGGAGACACAGAGTTCAAATACCTCTTGAAGATGCCGATGGATAGTGTGACTGATGAGAATGTCAAGCATCTCCTAGGAGAGCGCGATACGAAGCGCGCGCAACATCAGGCTCTCCAAGAAACATCAATCGAGGCGTTATGGACCCGTGACTTGGATGAATTGGAGGTGGATTATAAGAAGTGGGCCACGGCGGCGGCAGCTACGGCGACGGGTTCGACATCAAGTGCAGCAGGAGGCGGTGGCGTCGCAGTAGCGACAAAGAAGAAAATGGTTGTGAAGAAGGCGTAAGTAATAAGTAGAGATGTATACAAATAGTAATGAATAATAATAAAGTTAATTTTTTATTATTATCCCACATCCCAGATGCCAGAGAGAGCAAACTAGAACCACGGCTTCAACTCCAGTGTCTTATGCTTATAGTCCGAGAAATTAGGCCGCGCGATCGGTGTATACATGTTAGTCACATCGCGTTTATACTGAATGTAGCCCTCTGCCTCGCCGTGAATCCGAGGAATACAGTATTCACCCACGAGTTCATTCAACTCTATAATCTGCTGGCGAATATCAACCGGCGAATTCGTAGAGTTCTGAAGGTAGATTGTGCGCATAATGATTCGCAATGTATCGCAGTCTTGTTCGCCTATCACATACTTTCCACGAGAACGCAAGTATACACCAGCGCGGATTAAATTTTGGACAATCTGCATATTCTCTTTGCTAAAGAACGCATTCGAAAGTGGTGAATTCTCCCAAATTCCATTCAAAGCATCACGGTAGGTGACGCATTGGTGAACCGGGTTTTTATCGTAAAGTGCAAACTGGTCTTGCACAGATGGAGAAACGATATCTAGACGGCCATTTTTTGGTTGTCCGATAAACGTTTCTTCGGGAAATGTACGATAGTCAAAACGATTCATTAATTATTCTGTATATTATATAGAATATCGTAGATTTTAATACATAATAATTATATACATTACAAATGGATTTCACATCAACTAGTAAAAATACAGGTTCTTCTGCATTCGGAAGTTCGTCATCAGGTCCTAGTGATAGTGGTGGCGGCGGAATGTTTAGCGGATTTATGAATCTATCCATTCAAAAAATGGTTCTTTTACTTGCAATTATCGCGTTTTTTATATCAGTAGGAACTGTTGCAATTTTATTATGGAAGTCAAAAAGTGCGCAGAAATGGCCCCCTGAAATATCAAAATGCCCGGATCGTATGACCTATGATGAATCAAAGAAAGAATGCACTGATACGTATGGATTATGGAATAGTACTAAAACATTAACACCTGAAGCGACTGACTGCACAAACTTCGGTTCATATAAAGAACTAAAATATGATGGAGATGGAATGACCGGTGATGATAATGCGTACGTTCCATGGGAAGGAATATTTGATGGTGCAAAATCGCGCGCAAGTTCGCTGAAATGTATGAGCTAATTGCTCGGACTACGCGATGGTTTCATAAACTCCACTCACACTATGGTTCTATTCATTGACATAAAGTACATTATTTTATGTCAGTCTAAGCATAAGTGCTGCATATGTAATATTACATACGGAAACTCCCAGGTGCAGCACCGGAGGCCTGTTTTGCGACTGCCGGAAGTGAATCAGATGGAGATCCTGTTCCAAATGTGCCAGCCTTCATGTTGCTAGTAACGCACATGGAGTAAAACAAACGGGATTGGAAGTACATCAAGCCGTACACCAAAATCATCAAGAATGAATACATTCCACTCATGAATGTTATTTTTCCCCTAAATAAGAGAACGAGTGACGAGAGGAAACCCAAACTAGCAACCGCCAAGAATATAAAATTCACAACAGTAAGCCAGTAAAAAAGTAAACAATAATCCTTATCGAGAGGAGCGAACAACTGCTGAATTGCCTCCATTTTCTGAATATACCCAGTTATAATATATAAAAACAAAAAAAGGTATTCAAATAGTGTCTAAAATCTCAATAATAGTAACGAGTAGATTTACGTTCACATGGAACTATCAAAAACGTCAATGACGAACATGAATTATACTCCATTCCTTGGACGAGAAACTATCTACAATAATATTCGAGATTTTCTTGCGTCATTTCAAAAAAATAAGACAGATCTCACATTCAAGCGAGGGGTCTATATTTATGGCGCACCAGGTACAGGAAAAACCGAATTTGTCATTCGTTTATTAAAAGAATTAAATTACGACATGGTGAAATATGACGCCGGCGATATACGAAACAAATCTATCATCGACTCGATAACACAACACAATATATCCGACAAGAACATTATGTCTATATTCCAGCGTAAAGTTCGAAAAATTGTGGTTGTTATGGACGAATTAGACGGAATGAATAATGGAGACAAGGGTGGAATCACGTCGCTCATTAAACTTATTCGACCTAAAAAAACGAAAAAACAGAAACAAGAAGAAATAACAATGAATCCGATCATATGTATTGGAAATTATCACATCGATAAGAAGATCAAAGAACTCATGAAGGTATGTTATGTCTATGAGTTGAAAACGCCAACACCATTGCAAATGGCGCAGATCATCGATATTACAATGGGTGGAAGTATTGAAGCAAGTATGCGAAAGAACATCATTCATTTTGTCCAGGGTAATCTACGTAAGCTGGATGCTGTTGCCGAGATGAGTAGAAAATCCAACACCATCCTTGCAAATAATATACTCCATGCCATATTTCAGCCAAAAACATACAATGAAGATATTAAAAAAATCACCGAAAAACTGATGAATACCGAGTATTCCATTTCTGAACATAATGTCCTGATAAACGAGACGGATCGAACAACGATTGGATTATTATGGCATGAAAACGTGATTGATGTATTAGAGAAAATGCCCATCGCCGTTTCCGCACCATTTTATAAGTTGGTACTTGATAATATTTGTCAAGCCGATTATTTTGACCGTATTACATTTCAGAACCAGATTTGGCTTTTTAATGAACTGTCATCACTGATTAAGACATTCTATAATCATTATTTGTATCACAAGACATTTCCTAAGAAGGCGCGGTTTCATCCAACCGAAGTACGGTTTACGAAAGTTCTTACAAAATACAGTACAGAATATAATAACCAACTATTCATACAGAACTTGTGTATGCAGTTGTCAATGGACCAGAAAGACCTATTCGCGTTTTTCTTGACACTAAAAAAACAACATTCAGAGGATGAAATACCAAAAATATTAGAAATGTATGAGATTACAAAACTGGATGTAAACCGTATTTATCGGTATTTAGACAAATATATGGAAAAAATGGATCCGATATCCATTGGCTCTAGCAGTATATGTGAAAATGAAAATGATTTGATCGATGGAGTATAAATTATCATGTTTCGTTATTGTTGTTGTTGCGTTTGAATAAACCCAAAAAGATATAAGGATTATTTAGAAACATTTCGTTCGCTTATTTAATATGGGTGCATCTATTTCATTGGACTCCAAATACCGTTTGATCCTGACTACGGAGGTGGAATGTATTTCTGTAAATCCAGAATCTTCCGCCACAAAAAATAAGTCTGGTGGTGCAAACAAAAAGAAACACAATAAACGTCACCATAGCGAAAGCGGAAGTGATAGTGATGCCAGTAAGAGTGGCAGTGAAAGTGATGGCAGTGAAAGTGATGGTAGTGGTAGTGGTAGTGGTAGTGACAGTGGGAGCGAAAGTGACGGTGATAAGACGTACACTGTGAAACTTACTCCTGAAATCATCAGTTATATTCGAAGTTATATTCGTAAGAACCAGTTTTTGGATGAGTTTGATTTGATAACAGAGATCGAGCTTGATAAATATAGCCACGCTCCCGGGGCCGCTTTAGTATTCAACTCAGATTCAATTGCATTCATGACAAATAATCAGACATTAGAAGCTGTTGGTGAGTGGGAATATATTGAACCTGAAAAGCCGGTTGTTTCTTCAAGTAAGTCCAAATCCAAAAATGGACGTGGTCGTGACCGTGATCGTGACCGTCGCCGTGACGATGATGACGATGATGACCATCGCGAAGAGTCTACGTACAAGACAAAAGAGGACGATCTTCCGCATTCAGAAGTTGAAAGTATTCTTACTGAGAAGTTTGAGGAATACAATAAGACTCGTGAGTTTATTATTCATGAATCAAAGAATAGCTTTCTCGTGTTACTTATCAAGTCAGTAGAACTTGTAAAGGCCTAAAACACTAATAATATTATATCGATCGTATCGTATGAACGATATAATAATTTGTAAAATCATTACATGTAAATTGTTTCTGACTGTATTACTGTCTGGGTGGGTACTTCAGGCGTCGTCATTTTTGACTCGGATAAAAGATCATATTTCGCTTTAAGTATGCGATGTTCCTCTTTCAGTTCAGCAAGTTCTTTATTTCTCTGATCCACGTCTGTCTGTAATTGTTGAATAATCTGTACGACTTGTTGATTATTTAATGCGACTGGCTGTTGACCTGGTTGCTGTAAAATGATTTGTCCGCCAGTGCCACCCCCACCCCCACCCCCATTTGCCGCAGCTGCCGCCGCATCTTCTGCCATTTTCGCGCGCTCTTTTTCCAACTGAATCGTTTGTGCAATAACATCCGGCTTCATTTCAGGACGTCCTGGCGCATAATTTTCCAGCAGCTTTTCCAGTTCCACCATATAAAAACGACGAAGAGTATGATCTTTGATGAAATCCATCACCTTTTTCGGTGAATCACGTACAACGTCCGGATTCGCGTTCACTAAAAGTTTACGCTTATCAAACGTGTTGTGTTCATGTGAGAACACCAAAATCACCTTCATTGGATCCAATTGGACAAATGGAACCGTATAATCTTTCAAGAATGCACGCTCTTCGGCCAAACATGCATCATCATTATATCGGTTATTTTTGAGTAGTTTACGCTTGAATGCGAATGTCCCTGCTGTTGCATGATTCGGGCCATAGGGACCAAACCGCTTCATTTGACCAATATGTTTGAAATAAATGTATATCTCACTTGAACCAGCGCATAATGCGTCGGGATGTGTAACGAGCATATGAACCGCATGAGATACACGCTGGGGTGGATAATAGTCATCATCATCCATGTAGACTAAAATCTCACCGCGCGATTTTTCGTGCAGTAAATTTCTCTTCTTTCCTAATGTCATTTTTGTATCATATTTGAAATATTTGACGCGAGGGTGGGCCACGACGAGATCTTCAATTGGATCTGTGCCATCATCAATAATAATCCATTCCATTCGATCTTGTGGATAGTCTTGGTTATTGAAACATGTAATCATCGCATTTATAAAAGGTCGACGATTGAACGTTGGTGTACATACACTTACAAAAGGATACGCTTTGAAGTATTCAGGTGTTGACTTTTCAGGCACACCAGTACCACCACCTGTTGCCCCAGACCCAGCCCCAGCCCCAGACGATTTTTTATTCTTACCCATTATTCTAGTATCGTACGGTATGTCGTATAAAACAATATATTACTTTATACGAGAAATTGTTTATGTTGTTTCTATAACCTCACACGGTTGGACTCCAATTTTTGAGTGTGTTCACGAATTCCATAATACCTTGCCAATAGTGAGATAAATACAAGACAAGCAACATCAAAATCACAATTGCTGCAATATTCAAATCAAGATATTCAAATGCATAGAACATTAACGTCAAGTTAAAAAAGAAGAAAATAATCGGAACATGTTTGGCATACAATTCGCGGTACTGGTCCCATTGAAACAATGGATAAATAAAGAATGTTCCTATGAACTGAACCAATTGCACAAAGAACGAAATAATCGGGAATATACCAAAACCAAACGCTGTAAATAATGACCATAATGAACCACCAATAAATTCTTTCCGGTTATTCGTAGGATTCAAAATCATACCAATCACGCAAGTAAAAAAAGGTCCACCCATCAACACAAATCCGCCTAATAGAATAAGAACAAATGGCATCAGCAAAAAGATCAATGGCGAAACAACACTATATAACTCCTTGGGTATATTCTGGTATATTTTTGTAATACTTTTGAATAATGCTATCAACATAGCTCGATCAGATGAAAATGAAAAGATGTAAGCGTTGTTGATCCATTGCTTGAAACGCGCTTTAATAAATTCCCAGTGAAGTAAATTTACTTGCGTAATCCCTTCTTCTATACTTTCAGTTACCATATCTACTTCTTCTTTTGATAGACAGAACCACTTGAATACGTATGTATCAAGAAGAATTGCAGCTTTCAGGTATAATTTTTCAGGCGTTTCAAGTTTTGGATTATCGGCAATACCTCCAAACTTATCATCACAATCTTTCGCTTCACATGAGGTGTATTCATTTGTATAGCAATACGGCCATTCGTCTCGTTCTGTTGGAAATAGTTTTTCAAGATAAAGACTATTGTTTTTAATGCTTTCAGGTGTACAGTAAAAGAGTATATTTATGCAAAGAACCGAAATAATAAGTGTTTCGATAAAGAGAGCGAGAATACTTAATCCAAACTCTTTCAGCGCATTCAGATCAAATAGTGATTTTGGTTTTGCTTTCACCTTTGGTTTCTCCTCTTCTTTTTTCTTTTCATCTTTTTTTTCGCCTTCTTCATCGCCTTCTTCCTCAACTTCTTCATCGTCTTCTTGATCGCCTTCTTGATCGCCTTCTTCTTCATCGCCTCCAAACATTCCACCACCGTCGTCTACTTTGCTAAAAGTGCCTCCCTCCTCTTCTGCATCGAGATCCTTTTCTTCTTCGTCGCGATCCTTTTCTTCTTCGTTCTCAAAGTCCATTGGTTAACTATGGAAGTTATATATACAAGAGAATATTATCAACGTTGATCACCGCGCATACATTAATCCGCAATTTCCCGATGTAAACGTAAGTATATTATATCGTTCCTCCAAAATATGAAAATCATAACTATATAGATAAATATTCACGTTTGGCTTATTCATGCCAATAATCTCTCGAGTGTTTGGATTACAAATCACTTTTACTTCGGCAGCAGTGTCCAACGGCGGATATATCGTCGAGAGTTCTAACTCTATTTGATTAAATTTGCTCATATTGATTGCTCCGCTAGGTTGAAGATCAAATGGATCAGAATTCAAACAAAAATTATAACAGTAAATACCAGGTCTTGCACTACCGCGCGTACGCGTATATTTTTCCACGTAGTTATAGACACCTGCATCTAGTAAATTCTCTCGATACTTCCCATTAAGAGATATCCCGAGCTGTTGCAAAATGTCGCGCTCGTTTTCCGACTGAAAATCGCCCGTAATATGAAGCCCTGTAAGACGTTTATCACGAGGGTTGATACCCGGTCCAATTCCATTCTTTGGACCATTCTTATCAAGGTAATAACGATCAAGTGGAAAATCTGCTCGGTCTCTCCATGCTTGCGTTTGAAGATCACTTGTTGCAGTAACCACTTCACTAAATGTATTATTACACTTCCAATCATCGTCCGTCGGTGCAGGAATAATGTCATATGGCAGATAATTATACGGCCAGTTCGTATAATTGCTCCACTCGTTACGAAGGTTAACGTCGCTTCGTTGAAAGAACATTGTCCATGATGATACCATACCCATTGAGTTCTCTATTTTGAGTTTCTTACTTCCAGTTACATCATGATATGTCCAATCATAATACGATTTGATCAAGTACTTTTGTTGGTTCGCTGCAAAGACCTTGGATTCATCATCCGAGAGAAAGCAATATGTCGCCATCAAATGAACATCCGCATTCCAATCAGTGCGACTACTCGGATACAAATTCTGAGATAAATCAATACTTGGAGGGGGGTATAAAAACCGCCACATTTGATGAAGGGGGTTTGTGAAGTCCGGCTGGACGACGGGCCAATAATTACCTGGATCTGTCACATCACGTATGGTGAATAGTTCTTTCACAGGCCGAAGTGTTACGTCGATTTGAAGTTGATTGTATTGAAGACAAACCAGCGGAAATGACATTTTCGAAGACAAGGTAAACCATGCATTAATCGGAATGTATATTTTTCTACCGCGAATCGACGGCTCAGCTCCAGCTACATTACCGGTTCGATATGCATTTGGGTATTGGTTCAAACGCGCACCAGAACAACCGGGGTTATAAAGTTCGGGAACATGACCGGTCATTTGATTATACAACTCACGCTTCGATGCATCAAAGTCACGTTCCATGATCGCCATCAAGTTATTCCCAGAAAATCGTTGAAGAACCATTCCACCAACAGAAATCACAATCTCTTTTACCATTTGCGTTCCTAAGTGTTCAATCCATCGAAACTCATAAGGAGCCCACATATCTTCAAGACGCGCCGGAGGATGAATCGGACTCCAAATCGACGGTAATGTTACACATATATACGTATCCATAAGTAGTTCAGCATACCTAGGAATATAAAAGGTGAATTTGGATTCTTCTGTCAATCGTAGTTTCTTTTGGCCATCGAAATCAATTCTAAACTTTTGAAGACCAAAATTCGTATATTTAAGATAGGTGCTTTTAAAAAATGACTTCTTTGGGTTTCCATTCAAAATGACATTTTGATTGCCTGTGGCGATAAGGTTCAATAAGCCACCCGTCATTTAGTATTTTAGTATTATCTTGGTTGGTATACTTGTTATAACTTTATATAAAAATCTACTGACTCGTATATAAAAGTACAACTCGTATTATAAAATATACTTGTATATAAAATATACTTGTTATAATTCAAAATGAAAGGAGATCAAGTAGAATTCTTATTTATAGGTGTTATTATTCTAGGATTTGCGATATGGAAGATTTCTGAGATTGTTAAAACACGATGTCATCAAAAACAAGAGAAAATACGTGAAGGTTTTCTAGCTGAAAAAGAAATGAAACAAGCAAATCAGGCAACTCCAGCAAACCAGGCAAAACAGGCAAACCAGGCAAACCAGGCAAACCAGGCAACTCCAGCAAACCAGGCAAACCAGGCAAACCAGGCAACTCCTGCAAACCAGGCAAACCAGGCAAACCAGGCAACTCCAGCAAACCAGGCAAAACAGGCAAACCAGGCAACTCCTGCAAACCAGGCAACTCCTACAAACCAGGCACTCACACACACACACATACACACCCACACACACACATACACACACGCACCCCCGGCAAAATGGAGAAACCAGGCACCCCCGGCAAAACAGGCACCCCCGGCAAAACCAGCAACTCTGGCAAAACCGGCAGCAGCAAACCCTACTGTACCAGCAACCTCTGATCCAGCTACACAAAAGATTCTATCAGATGCGAGAAAAATGATTAACTCTCAAAAAAAAGAACCGCTTTCAACTGAAAACTTTACGGTAGATACAACTGAACATGAAATGACAGTCAATCAGCGTAAAAGAGCTGCAACAGAATTAGACTTGGCACCTATCTCACAATGGTTTCCAATGCCGGCACCACAAGTTGACAGTGTTGCTGATACAGCTGCACCTATAAATACGAATACGAATATAAAAGAAGGTATGGAGAATGCTGACGCTGACACAAAGGATATCATGGAGCGAAATATTACGTCCATCAATGCAAATGATAGTCAATCCAAATTCAAATTACGTGATTATTACATCAAGGCAGCACATAACGCGTTCAATCCAGACAAGTTTAAAAATTCGAATGTTAGCATGGAGGCATTTCTTTATGTGATTGCGAGAGGATGTAGGTTCGTTGACTTCGAAGTATTTTCGGTAGAAAACCAGCCAGTGATTGCTTCATCATCTGTGAACTCTTTCAATTATAAAGAAACATATAACCATATTCCAGTTACTGATGCATTTGAAGTACTTGGAAATTATGTATTCTCTGGGGCAAAGTGCCCGAATCCAGGCGATCCATTTATTATTCATATGCGTATGATGTCGCAAAATATTACAATGTATGACAAACTTGCAAAGATTATTTCACAGAGTAAATCGGTTGCACGATATTTGCTTGGTCCAAAATACGGCCGTGAGTTTCAGTCCAAGGATTTAGGCAATGAAGACCTCCTCGATTTCAAGGGAAAAATAATTTTGATAGTGGATGGTTCAAACCCAGTGTATCGAAAAACGAAGTTATTTGAACTAATCAATATGAGTTCAAAATCGCTGTTTCTTTCCAAATATAACTATTTCGGCGTGAAAAATGTAGGAGATCCGCAAACATTCAAGGACTCAAATAAAAAGAATATGTGTCTTGTGCTTCCAGAGAAAGCGGGGCGTCCCATAAATGACGGTCATAATGGTCCGTTTACCTGGGGGTGTCAAATTGCCGCAATGTGTTTTCAGGAGGAGGTGCGTGATGAAAAACTTAAAGCATATGAAGACAAATTCGCGTCAGTTGGATATGCATTTATTCTTAAACCGGAGGATTTACGTTATGTTCAAATTACAATCGCTCCTCCAGCGCCACCCAACCCGAAGGCGTCGATGGAGGCTCGTCCAGCAGAAGCGGCAGGTGGTGTCAAGATTACCATATAATTTGCTTTGTTCGTTGTGCCCATCCTACCCATGAATGAATAGTTGGACTTGTGCAAATTATCTAATGATATGATAGATATAACATATCATTTTAATCAAAATGCCACATAATAAACACCACGAACACGGCCATAGTCGCGGACGCGGTGACACTAGTGCGGATGTTTCTTATGACGAAAAAGAACTCGAGATCTTACGCGAAGCCGTTGATATCGTAGAGAAAAAGAAGGGGGAAGCTATAACCCATGATCCGAAAGTAAAGAAAATCATTTCAATCGTTGAAGACTTTATTGCGAACAAGAAGTTAGTTTGTTATGGAGGAACGGCTATCAATAATATCTTACCAGAAGATGCCCAGTTTTACAATAAAGATCTAGAACTTCCTGATTACGACTTTTATTCCGATAATGCGTTAGATCACGCGAAAGAACTGGCAGATATTTACTATAAGGCTGGTTATGAGGATGTAGAAGCAAAATCGGGTGTTCATCATGGTACATACAAGGTATTCGTTAATTTCACTGGAATCGCAGATATAACCCAAATGGAACCTGCATTATTCAATGCAATCTCTCGAGATGCAATTGTCAAGAGTGGAATTCGTTATGCTCCACCCGATTTTCTTCGTATGGCGATGTATCTAGAGCTATCGCGTCCAGATGGCGATGTGTCTCGTTGGGAGAAGGTTCAAAAACGCTTGACTCTTTTGAACAATCATTATCCGTTGAAAGGGTATGACTGTGATAAGATCGAATATCAGCGCGGATTTGATGGTGCGACAAAGGCGAATAGTGGGGAGATTAGTATTTCAAAAACGAGATCCAAATCCAGGTCCGCGTCTAAGTCAGCGTCTAAGTCAGCGTCTAGATCGACCGTCCGTTCTCAGTCAGTGAAGCGTGGTGGAGGTGGAGGTGGTAGCGTAAAAGCATTAAAACGAGATGCAATTAAGGGTGTGATTCGAAAGTATCGTCATATGGGCGCATATATGAAACATCTGTTTTATGCAGTACCATCACACGAAGAAACGATCGGTGATTTCAGTTATAAACTGGAAGAAGATAAATTGACGCATCGTTATCGTTTGATTGCAACGTATGAGAGATTACTGGGAAAGAATGACGAATTCGTATTGTATTCAATGAAGCGAAGTGATTTAGATGGTGATGCAACACCGAGTGCGAGCAAGAGTGCAAGTAAGAGCGCAAGTAAGAGCGCAAGTAAGAGTGCGAGCCCCAGCCCTAGCCATAGCAAAAGCGCAAGCGCCAGCGCGAGCAAAAGCGAGAGCCGGAGTAGGAGTAAGAGTCCGACACCTGCATATTCTATGAGCAAATCAAGTATTTCTTATTCAAGCAACAGAGAGAAAGAAATGGCAGAGAGTGATGTTTACAATATTGTTCGTGATGTATTCATTAAAAACCGCGCAGTATTCTTTGGTGGGTATGCGAACATTTTGTACTCTAGGTACATGCCAAAGCATCAGCGCCGTATTGTTCATAAAATACCCGATTTCGATGTTCTCTCTGAAGACCCACGAGATCTATGTGAAGCAGCGGTTCGCGAGCTTACTGCACATAAATATACGGATGTCAAATATACAAAGCATGCTGGCGTTGGTGAAGTCATTTCCGAACATTATGATATTCGTATTGGTGATGAGGTTATTGCATTTTTATACAAACCTCTTGCATGCCACAGCTATAATACAATACGGATTGACAATGAATCGATTCGTATTGCGACAATTGATACGATGTTAAGTTTTTACTTGGCGTTTATCTACGCTGACCGCATTTACTATGATATTAATCGTATTTTGTGTATGTCCCAGTTTCTATTTGACGTTCAACAACATAATCGTCTGAAGCAAACTGGACTTTTGAAACGTTTCACTATTAATTGTTACGGAAAACAACCTACGTTGGAGACAATGCGTTTTGAGAAAACCGAAAAATATGAAGAATTGAAAAATAAAAGAGATACTCGTGAGTACGAAGAGTGGTTCTTGCGATATATTCCATACGAAAATACAGGAAAGAAAAAGACGTCGAGGTCGGGGTCGGGGTCAGGGTCAAAGACCCGTAAACGTAAGAGAGATTAGAATCCTTCACCAAGTTTATTCAATAATTTCATAATGACAAAAAAGATGACTGCAAACATAGCACTTGTAGCCGTTAAGCCTATCATTTTGAAATTTCCATCTTCTCCAAACAACGAAGGGATAAAATGGAGAAGTTGCGCGCGAAAAATCGGCATCTGGAAAATAAAATACATAACGCCTACCAAAATTGGCATTTGAATATCATAATAAATCGATTCAAGTGTATCCAACTGGTTCGATTCACGTGCATTTGCACTAATTATACTCTCCATGGAAGTATGATCTTTGATGTAATCGAAATCACTATCGCCTGCACCAGCATCCCCCCCGTCTGAAAAATGTACCGATTTTGGTTGAGGCACATAATTCGGTCTAGCTTGATCGTCGTGTGTAAATGAATTCGGGTTCATCGGAATATCTCTCGTTGGTATCATCGTCATTCCATTCGCACTCGCACGTTGAACGCCTTGCATAACTTCATTCATCATATTCCCTGGTACATGCGCGGGCCCTTGTTCGACCCCAATATTGGGAGAATAAATAAGCGGCGCCCCATTGTTTCTATTGCCTGAATTCGGGTTCTGGCTACTTAACGGTAGATCATCAATACTTGTTGTGTCACTCATTGCTAAAGAATATTTATATTTAAGATGTGGATATACATATTCTAATATTGAAGAGACAGATTTTTAGACGCATTCAATGATTAATGCATTTTCACTTCTTTCTTACTTGGATCACATTTCACCGCATTTGTCTTGTATTCATAGCATTTGTCGTCCAATTTATATGTGTCATTTTCTAATTCCTTAAGAGGAGGGGCGCGAAATCGAATACATGACCGATCTTTACATACTCTTCGAAACAATGATGCAATACCTAAGCCGAGGACGATTGATATAATAATGCGGCCTGTTTCTGTATGGAGAAGCCGTTGAAAACCCATTTTAACTAGATAGGTACTCTAATATATAGAAATATAAATTAGAACCATGTGTCAGCATTTGTTGTTTATCTCTTATTGAACAGGTATCTTCTTCAGATTTCCCTTCACTTTATCACAAGGAACCTCTTTTGCCTTAAATGAAAAGCAATTATCAGCACGGTCTTTAAACTGGAAATTGCGAAGATTGTCAGGTGTGGGGTAAACATATATGATCTTCGGGTTCGGTACCGAAATGTAGACATAGAAAAGACCTATGGAGAGGCTTACGATGAAAATGGGAAGGGAAATATGTTCAAATAGGTTAAACATTAGGTATTGTATATAGCAGATACCGGTAGATTGTATTATTATATTATGTTGCGATAATAACGTGATTACTGACGTTTTGCTGCCGCCACTTTTGCCTGCATCGCCTTTATTTCTGCTGCTTTTCCAGGATACCATTTATTACCAGATTGCTCTACTGCGGCCGCCACTCCCCCTCCCCCTCCCCCTCCCGCTGCTCCAGGCGCTGAAACCGCACCCACTGGCTTACTTACGATACGATTATCTGCAATCCATTTCGGCATGATCACCGGCATATACATTTCATGATAGCTATATTTCTTCTGCGTGAGATTGAACTCGCCGTCATTGTACATTTCAACGAGCGCACCATTCGCATTTTCTGTGGTCTCTATTTGTGAGTATATATACTTCGTATCTCGCAATTTCATATATGCTGGCTCAATATCTGTCTGATAGAGAACAAGAATATCATCGATGATACTCCGATTCTTCCATTCAGAGTCACGAAATTCTGTCATATACTCCTTAATCCGTGCAACTTTCTCGGAAATTACACGTGTTAATGTATCTGTATCCTTTTGGAGGTCGTTATTATCAGTTACACTCAGGTAGTAACTCCTGAACTCAGCATACATTTTCAATTGTTCTTGTAGTTTATGCTGAACTGCGTCAAACTGTTCGAGTAGTTCGTCCTCGTTAATGAACCTGAATAGAAGATCCAACTTCATCCGGATAATCTCGTCTTTTGTCGCACGGACTTCTTCTAGTGATTCATTCATCAATGTCTCTAAACTCGCATATTTTCCGCGACTCACCTCAATATGAAACCCGCATGGTTGAGAGATATTTCCGCATATCGCCTTCAGTTTACCATCGGCCTCCGTGAAAATAGAACCGCCTTCCTGTTTGCATACAATACATGCGGGTTTGATCATTGCGAGACGCTTGGCTTTTTGTTGCGCTGAAAGAGTCTTCCAATTGATGATGGGATCATTTATCAAGCGTTGTCGGCGTTTTTCAAGCGCAGAATTGTATTTATTCTTCATAGAGTAATATCCGTGAATAGCATCATTTATTTTCACGCGATCTTCCTCTGGGATGAGTTGGTAAGGGTAAATCAAACCGCGGAACTCGTTTGGATCTGCTGCACGCTGAAGATGCTTTTTAAGCGCGTCTTCTTGTTTGCGTGTCATTTCTAAGAGGATACGAGTTGCTTTTTTAAGAGTATCGCGTTTATCCTGGGCTTCTTTTTGTTCTGCAATTTTTGATGCAGCTGCCCCTCCATATTGCGTGCGCTCTTGAATGGCAGCATGTAAATCTTGGTATACTGACATGTTTCGCGTATTCGTATTCTGTTATACTATCGTTAGAATCAAATAATGGTAGTTAAACGTCGTCGAGTTCATGACTCCTCTTCACTACTCCCTTCACTCGTTCCGCGCTATGCGTAATTACGTTTCCAATAATCCTCATCCGGATTCTTCCATATTGGAAGATTGGTAAGCATGCCCATTCCATTTCCGGCAGGATGAATGCGGCAATCCATCGGAATTCCTTTACTTTGAGCATAATGACTTGCATTTACCATTTTGAGTTTCGAAAGAATGTATTCTTGTTGTTTACGCTTTTTCGCGTCTACTTCTTCTGGTGTCGGTTTGCCTTTGTAACGAATATATAAAAATACGCCTAAACATAGAAAAAATGCGACACCTACTATAAAGTTGAATGTTTGTGTATAGTAATAATCTTTGAGATTATGGCACTGCTCGAGAGATTTACTTAAAAAATATCGAACACCTGGTTCTGTTAATGTTGGTGCTGGAGCATTATCATTCATCACCGCGACGAATACGAAACACTTACTATACACGGAAAAAATAACGAAGAAGTGGAAACGCAACGCAGTAATCCTATTATACTACCATTATCGACAAAGACAAGCGGAGCGACGCGATACAAATAATCCATGTATAATGTAGTTACACAAGGATAAAATATGGCAGAGTTAAGTTCTTCCGTTGCAATCGGTTTTTTCATCGTTTTATTTGCCGGTTATTGTTATTACAAGTACAAGAAAAATGGAGTATTAACTGCTGGAGTTACAACGATGTTTTTCATTGTTCTTATAACGGGCGAGTATTTCATCAATCTTGCAATGTCAAAAGATATATGTGGTTTTGATCAAGAGAAAACTGCAGTCATCGCAACCCTTTTACCATGGATTCTTGTTTTAGGAGTGCTTAAGGCTGCTCTTGTAGTATTTCCAGGATGGCTTACACCTTTTAGTAATACATTCGGATATGTTTTTGTCTCTGTTGTTACCGATTTGAAGGATGTTTTCAACAACATTTTAACACCTCAATTCGATTTAGAACCACCCAAGGATGGTCAAAAAGGCGGTGGTGACAGTAGTGGTGGGTTACAAGATAGCGCAGATATTCCGGAAGATAATGTAAAAAATAAACGCGATATTGGACGTGCTTTAGAACAAATCTATACAGATCAATCCATTCTTCTTAATGAACTCTCTCTTGATAACCTGGATCGGTTTTGGGACAGTTTCAAAGAATCAAAGCTCATCCGGACGTCTGCAAAGATTGAAGACTTAGAGAAAATCCGGAAATTCTTAATGATGAAGACAATTGTAGGTGAATTTGTATGGCTAGTATTATGCGGTATGTTGGTCGTAAGTATTAGTTATAATTACTTACTGAATATGGGTTGTACATTTTCTCCTGAGCAACAGAAGATACGTGCTCAGATCTTGAAAGAGAAACAAGCTGAAACAAAGAAGAAAGAAGCGGAGGAGAAGAATAAGGTATCAATCGTGACCTAACGAGTGAAGCGACCCGAAATTAGACAAACACTCTCACTGCGGGAAGTGATATGTAATAAACAGTAACATAAGATAGTATTCCTAATATAATTGCAAGGAGCCAAATTGGTATTATCGTTTTGCTAGAATATCCAATTCCAAATTCACGCAGGCTTCCATCTTCATTATATAAAAATGATGGATTCATGTACTGGACCAACATGAATACGATGACATATAACAAAATGGCTGTGCCTGCTAAATTATTTCTGATCATTGTTTTCAACGTGTTCATTATGTATTGTAATAGTATCTACTAATATATTACAATATTACTTTTATTCAGGTTTAACCGTCGTCCGACTCCTCCTCCTCCTCTTCTTTCTCATTGTCTTCGCCATCGCCGGCTGCTTTTAGTGCTTTAAATATAGAAGTCCATTGTTTGGCAATATTTTCAATAATTTCTTCGCGTAATTATCTAGATCTTTCATTTCATCAGAATTTTTAGTTCCATCAGTCCCATTCACCGCCACCACCACCGTCCACTGCGCCACCCCCACCTCCTGCGTCACCTTCGTCGTTGTGCTGGTGGATATACGCAGTATCATCCTCACCTGCATCATCATCCTCAGGAATGCCCGACGACATATCTAATTCATGCGCCTCGATTTCTGCTGCGGACCTGTCCGCTTCCAGCGCCTCCATAACATAAATCTCTCGGTTCATATCTGTCACATAATCCCGGCGGCCAAGTTGCTTCTCTTTCTGCGCGATCTTCTCCATCTCATCACGCTCTTCATCATAATAATCCTGGTCGTATATCACGACGCCTGTCTGTGATGTACCTCGGCTCCAGATTCCCATCTTGTGTGTTTTCATCAGGTTTTCGAGTTGACGTTCACCCACTGACATTGCACCAATTCTCTCGACAACGCCATCTTTCTCCTTATCTTTAACCCGTGTGAGCTTCTCTTTGATATTCGCGAGATTGAAATTGATCGCTGATTTATCCTTCTCAATCATACGGAGATACACAATCAGGAGTTCACTGACACGTTGCCCAAGTGCTTTCTTGTCTCCCATGACGATATCCATCTCAGAAAGAAGTTGCCGTTTGTCTGTAGCTCTTACAGAGTCACTAGAATACAGACGCGAATGAGGATCGATATCGTCGCGTTGTTCGTCTTGTTGTTCGCGGAAATTGGCTGCGCGCGCAATTGCACTAGGTGTGTCTGATCTTGCGAAGTCGGCAGCAGCAACACTCGATGTCTTTGTCTTGCTGCTTTTTTTCGCACTAGAAGCGGGAGCGCTACGCCGTAATAAATGCATAGGTTCTGACTGATAAATCGTTATTGGGGTTTCAGTCACCAGCTGAACAAATGTTCGCATGAACGAGAGAAAATAGAAGAGGTGCAACTTACATCCAATACTGCGATCAAATACAGAATACATTGTGAAGATATTCTTGCGTGTAGAATGTGGTACACGTTCACCGAGTTCTTTCATGATGTCTACTTCACGTGGTTCTTCACGAGAAACTGCGATAGCACCACGACTACTGAGACCTTGACTTTGGACAGCAATCGCCGCAGCAGCTGCCGCAATCTTCGCGTCTTTCACTTCATCGAAGAATACCTCCGCCATAAAAGGCGTATTGTCCATCATAATTTTAAGATCTCGGACATGATGTTCGGCATGACGCAATACCTCCTTGATCACGTGATCATTATAGAACGATTTGAGAGCGGTATAATGCGATGAAATAATCGTTTTAACGTCCTTCATATGTGTATCAGAAAATCCCCAGTGTTTCGGGACATTCGTGTCATCAAAATCAAGTCCATTATTAATAATGTTAGGGATAATATCAATCAACCGCGTAAGCGTATTCCGCATAAATTGATAACTCTTTGCCGCGGTTTCATCGGTGGCCGACATAAGAACTGTGCTGCTCTTATTGATTTCGAAATCCAGGACAGTATCAATGATACGTTCAATCTCTCGGAACTTCCCTTTGGTTTGTTTCCCGTTTTGTTGAATAAATCCAATCACGATCGCGCGCAATTCACGGTTCTTTGTTTCAAGATAATTCTTAAGATCACGCATTTCTTGTGTATCTTCTTGTACAACTGTCGGTGAATCTGACTGAAGAATCGCGAGAATGAGTTGCCGCAATTCTCTCGGAATAATACACTGGTCAAGTTCACTGCGCACTAGTTCACGTTCACGCGGTTCTTCTCTCCGATCGAGGTCTTCATCGCATCGCTCTAAATAAAGGACCGCGTCTTGAAACCGTTGAAGTTGCGTATTCTCTTGAGGTCGCACTGCCGTCTTATATCCAGCATCCACCATTTTATGGCCATTGACTGCTTTCAAAAGTCGCTCAAGACTCTTTTCATCAAAAATACTAGAGTCCTTCTTAAGTTTTGCGATCTTATCCTGGATGACATCATTTGGATTCCAGTCTTGCGGGCGTGGCGGGCAAATCTCTCGAAGTTCTGGATGTAAAAACATAGATACAGCGGTTGCAACTGGATTCGCGCTTCCTGCTTCTTCTCCTCCCACTGCCACGGCGTATTGCTGATTCATACGGCAATAATGGATAAATGCACGATAAATCGTCTGTTCGTCGAATGCTTCCGGAATATTTGGGTACTGAAACCGCGTGTTCCGATTGTCAATAATCGTCGTCGCTCGCGACTTCACCGCCATCTCTCTCATCGTTTTTGTCAGGAATCCAATAATTCGGTTGTGATGATGAATGTTCTGTTCGCGCTCCATGAAATAATCGACCACGCGTTTACTTCTGCGATCAACTGGCTCATTACAGCACGCATTTTCCAAGAATGGCTCGCTCGCCATATTCAAGAGTAACGGGCTGCTATTCTTCACTACGGAGTGTATCATTTGCTGAATCGAGAGACTGAAATATTGACACTTACTTTCAAGTACATCGAGTTTATCATGCTGACCGTGATAGCCGCGCTTCATATCCGTAATCAATTGATTTGTGAAGTCAGCCGACACGTTCTGAGGTGTTGGCATATTGTCGAGAGATTTCATCGGAGGCATAAAATTCCCCCAACGCAACACTGACATTTCTGCTGGAATAGCTTCGGCACTACCCTCGCGAGATTTCAAATAATCGCGTTTTGCTTGCATACGCTCTTTGATAGCAGGTTTCGTAAGAATCGATGCGTCAATGAATATCTTCATCTTCGCAAGAATATCGCCCTCTTTCTTAAAGGATTTCAGTGTATTCCACGGCTCAATGCTTGTGCGGATTTTATACGCAATACAGGCAATATACATCATACCCGATACGTCACCATCACCATCAATTGGGTAACCGGTAAATGAGCGAATGCATCCAGCATGTGTTTTCCGTGTCTTTGGGGTTGGAATCGCACATTGAATCGCGACTGTTAGATAAGAAAGCGTGAGAAGAAGAAGTGTCTGGAAAAAAGTATCTTTGTATGGAGGGAGATGCTTGCCCTTCTCTAGAAACATTTTCTCGGATTTCGCGCGATATGCGTCTTCCGTAGGAACAGCCTTTTCTAACAACGTGAGTGTATTCTGAATAATGAACTCGCGTTCAGCATGAAGGTCAATACCCATATAACCGGTCATGGTAGTAATAATATTGTTGATAATACGAGCATTTGGGCTGTCATATTTCTCCAAGATACTCAACCCATGAAGTCCTCCTCCTCCAGCTGCCGCTGCTACTGCTGCACCACCTCCCGCCGCAGCTGGTTTCGCCACTTTGAGTACACCTTCACCCAGATCAGCCTCGATGATATCCCTTGTAACAAGGCGAAACCCAGCATCATCAAACCCTTCTTCGGTGACGTGTTCTATTTTCTTGATAAGCGCGCCGCTGAACTTGTCCACCCATGCCTCACCATCATCACTGATCGTTCCACGCTCTTTACAAATTGTGTCAATGACGACGGAAAGTGCACTCATTCCATTCGAACCACCTTGGATAAACGCGATCGCGATCGTTTCATAAAACGACGGAAGCAATTTCGAATTGGATTTAATACAGTATAACCAATTCGGATCTTCGTCCATGATTTCATTCGCTTTGCGCGTAAAACTCGTGATAAATTGCATGAGATCATATTGACGCTTTACAAAATCAGTTTGGGCGATAATCTTGTCTTTAAGAGGTTCCATCGGTGAAATGATGGCGTCAATATCTTCCATATCATCTTCTCCAGGAGCGCCACCACTATTTGAAGGCGCATGAAACCCGATTTTGTATTTGCGATCGTTGTATTTATAGAACTCTTTATTCTGTATCTCGGTGATTCGCGCAATGTTTTTCAGATCATATTCGAATTTCTTATTTACAAATTCCATGAAATTCTCTCTTGTCACCTGATACTTGACATCGAACTCCGCCTTCATTTTATCGAGAAACGCCTTTTTAATGACATCCACACCTTCCTTGCTCGTGATGTGCGCCATCGCTTCATGAGTTTCCCCACCCATATTTTCTACTTCTGACATCATATTTCGGGTAGCGCTTACGGCAAACGGTATACAGTCACGATTTACGTTACAGAAATAATTTTGGTCACTGCTTGGGATCATCGGAGGAATGGTTGTATCGCGGACCCATTTTCCATTATCACGTTTAAAATAAAGGAATTGTGTTTCAGTTGTTCCTAAGTTATCATCGTCTATTCCTTGACGCGACGTTCCCGAGAAATCTGGCTCAACATATTCATCCACTTCTACGACTGCGTAGTCTCCGTCATTTACGGGTCGCATACCCGGACCGATCATGATCGCTTCCGACTCCTTCTTCGCCTCTTCATAGGTCATCTTCTTCTTCTTGATGAGTTCGTCGACCAGAAACATTGAGAAATCGCCGGAGCTCATCGATTCTTGTTCATCGCGGTACGATTCCAGGAATGCGTAATCAGTCGTATCATATTTCTTGTCGAAAAAGATAGGTTGGTCGCTATCATTGTCCTCTTGTACTGCTTCTTCATTCTGATAATTCTTTGCAAGGACCATGCCGAATCGTTTGGGAGCATCTGCATTTACGGCCGATTTTGCGGGTCTTGCAGCAGCGCCACCGCCGCCGCCACCAGCAGCACCACCAGGCGCACCCCCAAGCATGGCACCCACATCACGCAGCTTCTGGCTTTGTTCACCTAATACAAGATTGAAATCGAATGGTGTGATAAGTTCAGTGGTCGTAATTGCAACCGCATCCATGTATAGTTTTGCATAATCAACCGCAAGCATACGAGAAAGAAGTTCGGATGACGAAAGAAGGTTGTCGTTATATTCCGTTTGTTCAGATAACCCGGCAGCATATGATCGACCGCGCATTTGTTGACGCTGACGTTCATCCATTCCAGAAGATACACCGGGTGCGGCGCCAGACGCAGAACGAACTTGACTATCTTGGAAACCGTATGATTTGAATACATCTGCGTCCATCATTTTTCCAGTTACAATCAATTTATAAATCATAGATACTCCCATATAACGCACGTTGTAGTGAAATGCGCGCAGACGACCAAACTTTCGGAAATTCGTCGCATAATTCCGCTTGTATTCGAGAACGCGTTCGTATAAAAATGCAACAATCTCGTCGTATTGTTTCACAGTAAGATCCTCTTGATAGATGAGAAATGGTTCAATAAAAGAGAGAACATCCTGTAGTGTCAATCGCCCATGAATATACTGACGCATCATTTCGAATATACTGCGTGTCTTAGGAATGATCACCTCAAGGAACTTTCGATATTTATCACGTTCGTTCATGGATGCGGCCCCAGCCCCACCCCCAGCACCCACTTCTGGTTCTAAAACAAACTGTTTTATTTCATGAAGCAGTCCATGAGCATTAAGGTCGAGAGGAGTATTAAGGTCATTGATACCATGTGTCGTTAGTTTCATCATTTGGCGCATCATATCCCAGTAATGTACATGTTTGGCATTGAGGTCGCATTTATCTAGAATATTGATTGTCGGTAGTGAAATACGCGAATAATGCATTACCGGTTGCGGAAATGTGATGAATCCCGTAATATTCATACGGTCATTCGGTGTAAGATTTGCGAATTCTGTTGTCCGTTTTAAAATAGCGCCTGTTTCACCCCCGGCTCCAGCAGCTGCACCGGATGTAATGGCTGGTTTGACCTTGGAAAGACCCAAATTGTATTTCTGAATAACAAACCTACGCCGTTTTACTTCTTCACCGGTGACAACAGATGAATAAAAGTCGTCCAAGTTATCAATAACCGCAGTGATATTCTCGTTCACCTGACGTGTACTGATTACATCCTGTGTATATCTCGGATCGTTGCTAGGTGTAAAATGCCGCGCTGAAAGAATTGTCATGTACTGCGCATATGTGAGAGATCCATCGCACCATTGACGCTGAAGTTGAATTTCGGCTTCGCGTTCTTCTTGGATGAGACGCGGTGCAATATCCATTTCTGCAGCGACCCTTTCGTCAATCGGAATATCATAAATCACTTTGCGGTTTTTCACGATTGGAAGAATCCACCGAAGAGCATGATCCATCTTCATCAATGATTCGACAAGAGGACGATACAATACGCTTTTGGGAGCCGGGACAGCTGGGTTTCCATTCGTATCAAACCGAGAGAAGTTGTGACGGAGTTCACGAAATCGGACAACCATACGCTGAATATTAGTGAGAACGCTGCGGGTTTTTTCAGGTGTAGGGACATTCGTCATCAATGTATCGAGAAGATCGTCACATTGCTTGTCTAAATTAAAGCGGCGGTTTTCATCCGGAATGTCGACCGTCTGAATGAGAACATCTAATTCTTCGCCAACTTGAATTTGATCAGCGTCAATAAGGATTGAACGCAATTTCTCTCGAATTGCAGCAACCGGAGCAGTTATAGCAGCACTAGCAGCAGCATTTAATCCGGAAGCACTCGAGGCTACAGAACCAGAAAGAACCGTATGCTCTGACTCTCCTTCCGGTTGTTCACTCGCATCTTCGCCTTCTCCGAATCCTTGCTGTGAGCGAGATAATTGCCGCTGACGACGGCGTTGTTCAAGAGGGGTCAGATTCTCGTCAACTACAGCATCCATGCCCATTGCAAGGAATCCTGCTTCACCGGCACCTTCATCATCACGCAAACCAGTATCAGTCGCACCAAATGATGATGGCGGTGCACGAATCTTGATCTCTTCGATCGGGAGATTTTCAGGAATACCCATATAACCGAAATTGATATAGATCATCTCATCCTCTGGATACGTCCGGATTTCAATCATATCCTCTTCCAGATTTGTAATCATACCCGTAATAATTGTTGGAATATCGCCACCGAAACGAATATCAATCCATGTAGAAACGACTAAATTATTTTGTCTGGCATATCCTTTCTCATCTGCACGACTAAGAAGTTCGATCGATGTTATACTTTCATCGCTGAGATTACCAGTTGCATCAATTTTTAAAATATAAGGTGTAAGTGTATCCGTGTCGATAAGTTTGATTTTACGTGAAGATACATAGTCTACTAAAAAAGTGTGTTCATGGATTTCTTGATGTGTGGGTGCAATGATTGTTATAAAATCACCAAGTTTAATGGATAGAGACAAGACTTCTCCACTTTCGCCACCACCACCGGCATCAGCAGCAGCTCCTCCTCCTCCGTTGTCATCGCCGTCACTGTCACCATCGCCGGTGTTTCCACTTATTTTTGGGTCTTCTTCCATTGTTCTTAGTATATGTATCTACTATTTTATAGGCCGAGTGTTTAGGTGTTTTATATACCAATAAATCAAACTGATATAAAGATTAAACCTATGATAATATACTAGTTTATACTACTATGTTTTCTATATCTTCTACCGAATTCGCCGATTTACCTGCCTTCATCGAGAAAGTAAAGTCTGAGAGCGTCGATGGCAACGACGATTCACGTATGAATGAGATTCGTACGTGGTGTGCCGAGAAGGGCTTTCTTTTTCATTTTTCTAAAACTTCGGCAGGGGTATTTTACACATTGAAGTATGACCGTGCTAAACTCACGGAGGAGCAATACGAAACATTGGGTCGTTTTCGTTCTGTTGTTTTTGACAAGGATGGTAAGGTATGCTGCATTGCGCCCCCGAAGATGTTGAAGATCAAGAGCGAGATGAATTCATGGCCAGTTAATTCTGCAGGAGGTCATCTATCGGCAGAGGAGATGGTGGAAGGTATTATGGTAAATCTCTTCTGGCATGATGGATCGTCGGGTGACGGTGGTGGTAGTGGTAAGTGGCTTATTGCTACCAAGAGCTGTGTTGGAGAAGTGTCATTCGATCATATTGTCGAAGCGCAAGCAGAGGCTCAGTTGCCTCCTGCATCGGATACACCTGCTGATGAGTCGAGTGCTACTCGGAGTAACACATTTCAGAAACTGAGTGTTCAGGAAGTGTTGCGTAGGCGTATTTGTGAGATTTTGAGTCTTTTGCCCGGTGGATTGGATACTGTTCCTAAGGAATACTGCTACTCATTCGTTGTCCAGCATCCCAAGAATCAAATTGTCAACGTGATTACTGTTCCGAAGCTCTACTTGATCGCAGTGTATCAGTTGTCACCTGCACCAGAATCAGTTGTGGGAGTGAATGCAATCCGCATTGATCGCGACATTTTCTCTGCGAACTTCGGCGGAAGCGTGTCGCATATGCCTTCCGGATTGACATGTGTCGCGGATGCGGAGACGGATGATGCTGCAACTGCGACATTTACACCTCATACGGTGGAGGACTACTGCAACATGTATTCATCACCACAGACTGCTCGCAGCGTTTCATTGCCTGGCGTGGTGTTCGTGGATAAGGACACGGGCTTCTGCTACAAGATGCGTAATGCCAAGTATGAAAGTGTGAAGAAGCGTAAGGGTATGGAGCAGAAATTGATGGCGCAGTATCTTCAATTGCGTAAGGATCATGGAATCGACGAATACTTGAAGTACCATCCACAGCATTCACGCGCATTCCGTCAGTTCCGCGATCGTCTTCATGACTATACTCAACGCCTGTATGATGCATACATTGAGCATTACGTCAAGAAGGATGCGAAGCCTCTGAAGGAATATGACCGCGAGCTGAAGACGCATATGTACAAGATTCACTATGATCTGTATTTGGCGACGATGAAGGAGTCGGGTGCGTTTGTCACGAAGCATACCGTTATTAACTATGTGAATCAGTTGGCGGCGGCGCAGCAGTTGGCGTGCTTGAATGCGAGCGCGGGGGCTGGGGCTGAATCAGCTTCGGCGGGGGCATCGAAATTTTCTGAATCGTCAGCTTCTGCATCTACCGGCGATAAACGGCCATTTCAGAGAAAACCGATTGAACGTTCGAAGACCGGTGCCGGTGCCGGTGCAGGGTCGGGAGCTGGCGCAGGTGCAAGAGATCCAGAGTCGCGATCAGGGTTCCGTAGCGCAAAACCGTCGAGGGGCGGGCGTATGGTGCCCACGCTGACAGTTCAGATTCCCAAAGCGGATGACATGGACGCTGGACCTGGGGGGCAGTTAAAGGGTTCAAAAGGAACTGGTGTTGTCAAGGTGCAAAACAGGTTTGCAGGGTTGGACATGGTTGATTAATTGCGGGATAATTAATGGTGGGATATGGAATAAAATTGATTGATAATAATTGTAAATACTATTATCAAACGACCGAACGATGTCATTTCCAAACTGTCCTCCACCCCCGCCATCAACGCCACTCCCTGACCAGACAGAACTATATTTCGGTTGGTTTTCGGAAGCACTTCAACAATTACGCATATCAAATCCGAGCCATCACAAGTTCAATGGGAAAATGATGGTAAGCCCGCCGTATTGCTACTGGACACAAGGAGATCAAAAGGTACTCGTTACGGATGTGACACATTCAAGCATTCCGACGCCGCGTCAAGTCAAAAATGGCGATATTTACGTGGGACAGGTAGATAAATATTGGGGGAGATCGTATACTAGGGGAATGTAATTGGTCTCATTATAATTTATTGCCAAAACTGATTTTGCCCTTTAACGCGTTAAAATTGCTAACCAAAGCATCCTTTCCAGCAGTAAGAGCATTCTTCGCCATTTCACTTAAAAACTCTTTATTATCTTTTAGGCCATCAATTTTAGTTCGTATACTACTAACAACATCATTCAAAACTGCTTCTTTTAATGTATTGAGACATGTCATTTCTTCAGGTGTAAATTTGCCTCTAACACTCTCAATCTTTCTATCCAGTGTACCTATAACTTTCTCATTAAAAATTCTTTTGAACTTATCTAAGGGTTGTTCATTAGGTTGCGGTGATGCTGCTTCTGTTACAGGTACTTCGTCTAACTCCCTTTGTATAACCGATAAGTCAATCTCGGGTTCAGGATTATTCTGAGGTAGAGGAGGTACCGTAGGATCTGGTGCGAATTTAGATTTAAGCGTACCAATACAATCAAGCACTGGTTGATTACCAGTGAAATTTCCTTCCAAATTTACCAATATATTTGTCAATCGTTGTTTAGTTTCTTCAGGTAAACCTGCTCCTCCTCGTTGATTTGAACGATTCTTTGATCCTCCTCGAGCTGCAGTTCCCAACAATATGAATATTTGCAAGAAAGGGCCTAAATTTTTAATCAAGAGACTAAATACGCCTGGCGCTACTTGTTTAATAAGTGGAAACAAGAGATTAAATAATTCATCTTCTTTACCGCCTCCGACCATGTGTATTTTACGACGAATCGTGTTTCTTAATCTCCGAATCGTGCGTCGTTTTTTATACGCACGTTTCTTAGACGCGCGTTTCGAATAATGTTTCGCCATTATTGTATCGAGTTATATACTAGCACGATACAATAATTATATCTCTAATATATAATAGCAATGTCTGTCTATCCAGTTTTAGATCGAGACAGTTTGGTTGAAAGATGTCAAAAAGATATAGCACAATTTATGCGTGAACAGGGAATAGCAGAAAACCCAAATCCACAAGTACTATTAACCGACTCTTTAAGAAAAGAGAAAATCCAAGCAAGAATAGAACAGCTTAAACCAAATTTCGAGCTGGATAGTGACCCTAACTATGTTGATGCAATTTCACACGTAGTCGATCGTACAAAACAACAACAATTATGGATTGCCAGAACCTATTTAGTATATCAACTTCTTATTGTTTTAACATTAAGTCTTCAAAATGCAAAATTATATGACGAGATATTCTTATCCGATCCGATGGGTGATTCCGCTATGTTTTGGCTGACTTTCAGGGCTGATGTCACCATAGCCGTTCTTGCTAATATCAAACTTGGAATATTTGGTAGTCTAACTCCTACGTCAGATATTGACATCGGATTTCAATATTCAGGGCCCAGTGAAGGATATACACCATGTTTAGCGTTCATTGTTTCGAGATTCGAGATGTTATTTCTTATTTTTACTGGTAAAACATGTCTTGCGTTTGATGTTGAATCGTACGCTGATATGATTACTGTTCCGAATACAGATCCAGCTACACAACGTGAGTTTCCGGATTTATTTTACCTTGATACAGGTAAGTTAACTTGGGATGATGAAACAAAACAAAAGTTGCTACCGATTGCATTCAATAGTATTGTAAGAAATGCTATAATTGGGTTGGGTTCGAGTGAACAATTAAGCCTGGATGATGTTATTTCACTATTTGATACTGATATTTCTCCTGTTCCTACTGTCGATTCCGACGCTGGAGCTACTGGCTCTCAAAGTCAAACATATAAAATGAAGATAGAACCAGTAATAACTAGTTTAAAAACAGATGAAATTGCAATATCTGCATTTCAACAATCAAAACAAACAATTTCGGAATTTTTGAGTAAACCATATAATCAACAAATACAAGCATATTATGACGC